CCAATAATTATTGATGGATACAAGGGGGTTATGTCTCTTGATTTAAGTGGGGTTGAACCCAAATATCATAAAATTATGATAGACCAACATAAAGAAGACATAAACGACTATAATAGATATCAAAACGAATTACCATTACGATTAAGATATGAGAATACTACTGAAAAAGCTAACAAATTATTATATAAAGATACCGAATGGTTAAATCGAATTTCCGATAAAAAACGATTGGAACAATTTGAAGCCGATAAGAAATACCATGAAAGACAGCAGCGGTATTTACAATCCGTCCAACATTATGAATTAAATAGTAAGAATAACGACAAAACAAGCAACTAACAATATTACTACTAATTCTTAAATTAAATAAAATAATACCAAAAAGAAATGGCTATGATTTGAAAAAAAGGACATTTTATAAATGTCCTTTTTTGATATGGCTGAGATAGTTTTGTTTTAATATGTTTCTAAAATGTGTTTGTGAGGATATCGCAGTATTTTTGGAATTTATGGTGAAAATTGTATTAGCATAAATTTTTAGGTATATTAATGCGGAGGATGTTTAGGAACATTATATGTAGTCTTTATATAGACTACCAAATGACTACTATGATTAATACAAGTAAATATAAGTGTATTTCATGTGACTATGTTACCAGTCGTAAATCACAATATGACCGACATTTAAATACACGCAAACATATATTGATTACAAACGGACTACAATTAGGTACATGTGATTATGTATGTGAATGTGGTAAAGAATACAGCTGTAGACAGAATTTGTTTCGACACAAACAGAAGTGTAAAGGAGCACAAGAACAAATACAAGTCCCACCCCCAGTAGATTCCTCATTGGTAATAGAGTTATTGAAACAGAACCAAGAATTCAAGGAATTGATGATAGAGCAACATAAGCGAATGACAGAACAGCAAAATACAATTATAGAGTTATCCAAGATTATTGGAACACATACTACTATTAATACTAATTCTTAAATTAAATAAAATAATACCAAAAAGAAATGGCTATGATTTGAAAAAAAGGACATTTATAAAATGTCCTTTTTTGATATGGCCGAGATAGTTTTGTTTTAATATGTTTATAAAACGCGATTGTGAGGATATAGCAGTATTTTTGGAATTTATGGTGAAAATTGTATTAGCATACATTTTTAGGTATATTAATACGGAGGATGTTTAGGAACTTTATATGTTCTAAATGTATAGATTATTTAGAATGAATAAGGTACATATTGGTTCATCTAATTATGAATGTAAAATATGTGAGTATATTACGTGCCGTAAAAGTCAATATGATAGACATTTAACCACGGCAAAACATAAATTTAGAACAAACGGAACTAATAGAACAGATTTAGTTCATATCAATAAGTTTGAATGTGAATGTGGTAAAATATATACAGCACGTAATAGTTTTTGGTACCACAAACAGAAGTGTAAAGGAGCACAAGAACAAATACAAGTCCCACCCCCAGTAGATTCCTCATTGGTAATAGAGTTATTGAAACAGAACCAAGAATTCAAGGAATTGATGATAGAGCAACATAAGCGAATGACGGAACAACAAGATACAATTATAGAGTTAACAAAGAATGCAGGAAATACGACAAACAATACAAACAACAATACAATCAACAATACAACAAACAACAAATTCAATCTCAATGTATTTTTGAATGAGACATGTAAAGATGCTATAAACCTAAATGATTTCATTCAGTCAATCGTATTGTCGGTAAATGATTTTATAAAAACAGGAGAAGTAGGATATGTGAGAGGCATATCAGACATCATGTTAGAGCGTATTCGAGAAATGCATCCCCACGTAAGACCAATACACTGTACTGATTTGAAACGAGAAACGGTTTATGTAAAAGATTCTGATGTATGGGCGAAGGAAGATGAAACAAAAACGCATTTAAGAAAGGCAGTTCGTATAGTAGCGAATAAGAACAAAGCCCAAGTGCATCCATGGATAGCTGAAAACCCTAAGTACGATATATTGGATACACCCGAATGTGATAAATTCTTTGAATATTCCAAAGCATCGTTGGGAGGATATGGAAAAGAAGAAGACGAAAAGTTCGAAAAGAAGATAATCAACAATATATTGAAGGAAACAGTTATTGATAAGAATCTAATATCAAATTAGTTTATCAAAATCATTTAAAGTTTATGTGACTGTTATTATATAATGGCAACCGTAGACGTAAATAAGTTAGAAGATTTAAAAGAAAAAATAGAAGCATTAAGTAAATTTCAACAAGTGGAAATACTAAAAATTCTGTCAAAGAATATGTGTAAGTTAAACGAAAACAAAAGCGGTATTTTCGTAAATATGACATTTTTAGAAACGGATACGATAGAAGAAATCGAAAAGTACATGTCATACGTGGAAGACCAAGCAGATACATTTCAGACCGCGGAATATCAAAAAGAAGAATTCAAAAACATTATTCTGGAGCACGACCAACCCGAAGATACAATCGCATATAGATATGCATAAATGAGATAAAGAGACTTCACTATGCTTACATAGTAACCTATCATGAACGAATTTTATAATAACCTATTTTTTTATGACAATCCACCTATTGAATTGTCACAAATAATTACAAGCTTGAAGCCACATATGTATACAAATGATACCATTTTGCCAGATAAAACACCTAAAAAAGAAATAAATAGAATTGAAACACCAAACCCGCCCGAACAACCTTTACCAGAAAAAGCGAAATTAGTTCCAATCGATACGATAAGTCCAAATAAAAAAGATAGTTTGTTTTGGTGTTTATATATAATTTCATATGGATATTCCGATTTCATGCAAGTAATCCGAAATCATCGAGTAAGACAGTTGGAAGTACAGACAGAAGTGATAGATTTAATTCAGAAGAACAAAAATAGAATGAAAAATACAAACATGAAATTTACAAATGTAGCAACGCAGGAATTAACGTCAGATTTATTAAGTATAACCAAAGATATTAACTATTGTATAGCAATGGCACTATGTGTATTATACAAAATCAACATTAATTTGATAGATAGAGAAAAGGGTGTATATATAAAATTTATTTCGAATACTGATATTGAATTACCGACATATGCTATCTATCGAGAAGATACACATAGATACAGTGTAGATATTGAGCCAATTACATCGGATAAGATGGAAACCATGAACGAATTAATATGTTTAGAAAGTTATCTGACACCATTAAAGACGATTTCCAATTACAAAATAACTGAGTTAATGGAAACCGCAAGACAATTAGGTTTGTTAGACGATGATAAAAAATACAAAAAGAAAGAAATCTACGACCTTATTTACAATAAAATTCGTTGGTAGTAAAGATACAAAATTGAAATTGATATAAAATAATATATGAATTAATATATATTATATTATGCCCGAACATACAAATAGGGAACCTATGAAGAAATCCAATTATCAAGATAAACCTGTACGTACAATGAAGCAAAACAAAGAAGAATTTGAACGAATTGTAGGACAGTATTTAGCGAGTAACCCTGTATTTTCTCAAAACAATAAAGTAAGCGAACTTGAAATAAGATTCGGTACAAATCCCAAAGTAGCGAAACCCATCAATAAAATGGGTTACGATAATGTAGTCAAACAATTGTACGCATGTGGATTTAAACCCGAAAATAGTCGTGGAAATCAGATATTACGTATACAAAATGAATATGTAGATAATCGTACAGGAGCGACAAAAATGTCAAATATCCGTGCAGAAATCGTAGGTACCGATCTGATTCAAGAATATTGTCGTACAAATAATCTTCAAAAAGTAGTTGATATGCCATCTACGTTGTTTAATAAAATAAAATTCACACAAAAGATGTCAGCATCAGATAATAAAGGTGAATATATTCGTAAATTAGATATGGAGGATTTCAACTTCCGCGTTTCGTATCAAACCGAACAAGATTTCAACATTCAATCTGGTGTAGGAAGGAATATCATATCTAAATGGGTTGATTCTAAAAAGTTATTTCGTTCCATGAATCGTGTGAGATTTTATCATGATGAATATCCTATATTTGCGGATTTAAGTATAGTAAAGGGGTCAAAGCGTATGAATCGTATTCCTGTTCCTCAATATACAATTCAAGAAGCCGAAGTGTTTTCCGGACAAGAAAGTTACGAGGTAGAATTAGAAATAGATAATTCGAAAGTAGGAATGGGTACTGTATATGATAATACTGCGAGTTTGATGAACGATTTACGTAAATGTATTCGTATAATTTTGAGTGGATTACAAGAAAGTAAATATCCAATCCCATATAGTGAACAAGAAACCGTATTACATTCGTATATGCGTATGATTCGCGGAGTAGATTACCAAGTAAAGCGTGTATATCCCAAGGATTTTATTGGTCCTGGTTCGTTTACTCTTCAGTTGGAGAATATTATTGCCCCTATAGAGGATTCATCTATAGTAAATATAAGAAATAATTATTGTGTAACAGAAAAGGCAGATGGAGACAGAAAATTATTATATATTTCGAATAATGGTAAAATTTATTTGATTGATACAAATATGAACGTGGTATTTACAGGTTCAAAAACAAACGAAAAAACCATATTTAATAGTTTATTAGATGGAGAACATATACGTGAAGATAAATATGGTAAATATTTGAATTTATTTGCTGGATTTGATTTATATTATGTGAATGGTAAATCTGTTCGTGAATTTCCGTTTATAAATTACTTATTTCAGGATGAGATAGTGGAAGGACAAGAAGAGGGCGAAATCGTTTCAAAGAAATTTCGTCTTGAATTACTAAGTGAGCTTATCGAATTATTAAAGCCAATCTCAATATTAGAAACTGGTTCTACTGACGAAGTGTCTCCGAAGGAGAATAAAAGGACAAATGATTTAATTGTAAAGTGTAAAGGGTTTAATGCTGCGAGTGAATACGGTAATATATTTGCGGCTTGTTCTAAAAAATTATCGGATATAAATGATGGTCTATTTGAGTATACCACAGATGGATTAATATTTACACCAATGGATTTGCCTGCTGGAGGTAATAGTGTAAACGGTTCCCCAGGACCATTATATAAATCCACTTGGGAAAAATCATTTAAATGGAAACCTGCCGAGTTTAATACAATTGATTTCTTAGTCTCTGTAAAGAAGGATAAAACCGGACGCGATGAAGTACATCATATTTTCCAAGACGGTCGTAATTTGGAGGGTAATCAAGAAGTAATCCAATATAAGACATTAGTATTAAGATGTGGTTTTGATGAAAAGAAACATGGTTATTTAAATCCATGTCAAGATATATTGAATGATAAGTTACCATCACCAGATGACTTGGATAACAATGACACGTATAAACCAGTCCCATTTCAACCAACAAGTCCTTCTGATGAAACCGCCCATTTATGTAATATTATATTGAAGGGAGATGAAACAAATCTATATATGATGACAGAAGAGAATGAGTATTTTGAAGATGATATGATAGTGGAATTCAAATATATAATGGATAATGAAGATGGATGGAAATGGGTTCCATTACGCGTAAGGTATGATAAGACAAGTGAATTACGTGCTGGTATGAAAAATTACGGTAACGCATATCATGTTGCGAATAATAATTGGCATTCCATTCATCAACCAATCACTGAAACTATGATTTCTACAGGAGAAAATCTTCCCGAATACGAACACAATGATGATGTATATTACAATCGTTCAACTGATGAGACAAGTACTCAGGGATTGCGTGATTTTCACAATTTAGTTGTCAAAAAGAACCTAATAATAGGGGTATCAGAACGCGATAATACATTGATTGATTATGCTGTAGGAAAGGCAGGTGACATGGCAAAATGGATTCGTTCTAAATTAAAATTTGTGTTAGGTGTAGATGTGTCTCCTGATAATATTCATAATCAAGTTGATGGTGCGTGTGCCCGATTCATCCGAGCAAACAAAAAATATACAAAGATGCCAAAGGCATTGTTTGTGACCGGTGATAGTAGTCGCAATATTCGTAATGGCGATGCCGTAGATACGGAGAAGGATAAGCAAATCATTAAAGCAGTATTCGGAAATGGTCCCAAAGACATTTCATTATTGGGTAAAGGTGTATATAATCAATATGGTGTAGCAGAAACCGGATTCAATGTAAGTTCATGTCAATTCGCAATTCACTATTTCTTCAAAAATAAGACGACCTTCCATAACTTTATTCGTAACATTGCTGAATGTACAAAAATCAACGGTTACTTTGTTGGTACATGTTATGACGGAAAACAAGTATTTAATCTTCTTGAAAATAAAAATAAAAATGAAGGTATTACAATAATGAAAAATGAACGTAAAATCTACGAGATTACAAAAATGTATGATAAAACAGGATTCCCAGATGATGAAATGAGTTTGGATTATGCTATCAATGTGTATCAGGAAAGTATTAATAAGGTATTCCGTGAATACTTGGTAAACTTTGACTATTTAACTCGTATTATGGATGATTATGGATTTGTGTTAGTAACCAAAGAAGAAGCAACCGCAATGGGGTTACCAGATGGTACTGGATTATTCTCCGAATTATATTCCGCTATGGAACAAGAGATACATCAATATCCTAATCGTAAAAATGATTATGGTAAAGCACCTTATATGTCACCAGAAGAAAAACAAATATCATTTATGAATCGTTATTTCGCATTCAAAAAAGTACGTAGTTTGGACGTAAAAAAAATGTCTGATATTATATTAAGTAATGATGAAAACACACGCACAATAGTGGATGATATAATGGAGGATACTAAAGAAGACGAAGTCCCCAAAGAAGAGACAGTTAGTCCAATCAAAAAGAAGAAAGTTACAAGAAAATTAAAAAAAGATAAAATTATATTAGAATAGAAAGATTATTTCAAGAATGTAAAAAACAATATAGAAATATTTGTATGATAACTATTAGCTATAATAATTGTTATCATAAATGTCATATTATCAACTACCACGAGTAAATTTTTTTATATCTAAATATATAGATTATGTTGTAGATGATAAGAGTCCTGACATAATGATATCTCATTCATTATCAAGATATTTATATGAGATAAAACAACGACTTGAATCAATAGAACATGATTGGGATATTCATAAAAAGTATACAAATCCATATGAGTATATACATACGAATGTACCTCATAAAAAAAAATGCGTGTCTAAATATAACCCATTATCAAGGTCTTATTTTAAAATGATAGAAATAGTAAATACATTTGGATTACGTTTTGATTCGAAACCCATACACACATTTCATATTGCTGAGGGACCTGGCGGATTTATTGAAGCAATGGTACATATGCGCAATTGTAGTCATGATAGTTATATTGGCATGACAATATTAGACGATAAAAGTGACCCCAATATACCCGCTTGGAAGAAAACCCAAAATTTTTTACAAAAGAATCCAAATGTATATATTGAACGCGGTAAGGATGAAACCGGGGACATATTGAAATTAGAGAATTTCGTATATTGTAAAGAAAAATACGGTTCTTCTATGGAGTTAATAACTGGAGATGGTGGTTTTGATTTTTCAGTTGATTTCAATAATCAAGAAGTACATATTAGTGATTTATTGATGGCTCAAGTGTTCTATGCTTTAATTATGCAGAAAAAAGGAGGTAGTTTTATACTTAAGATTTTTGATTCTTTTATGAATCATACATTAGATTTATTATATATATTATCATCTTTTTACGAATGCGTACATATTGTTAAACCATATACAAGTAGATATGCTAACTCTGAAAAATATGTCGTATGTAAAGGTTTTTTATATTCAAATAATAGTACGTTCTATGATGTATTATATAATGCGTTCGTAAAAATGACTACTAACAAAGGGAAACAAAATGTAAAACGGTTTTTGAATATACCACTGTCTTATCATTTTATAATAAAGATGGAAGAATATAATGCTGTATTCGGACAACAACAACTTGAAAATATACATTATACCATATCGTTAATAGAAAGTAAACATAAACATGAAAAATTAGAACAGATAGCAAGAACAAATATATCAAAATGTGTACATTGGTGCACTAAATATCACATTCCTCATTTGAAAGATTTATAAAGTAAATAAAGATATATTTATATGATGTCTATATAATGAATGAAATATGGAAAACCATATCTGCTTTCCCAAAATATAAAATAAGCAATTATGGAAATCTAAAAAATGAAACAAAACTATTGAAACAAACAACTATATCTTGTGGATATTCAAGTGTCACTTTAAATAATGAAAGTATAAAAAACAAACACAAATTAGTTCATGTATTAGTCGCACAAGCATTTATTGATAATCCAGAAAATAAACCTACAGTAAATCATAAAGACCATAATAAATTAAACAATAATGTAGATAATTTGGAATGGTATACGCATAGAGAACAAAATATTCATAGAAGAAAACCTACAAATGTTTTGATTGGTACAAGAAGTGTTTGGAGAATAGATAAAAAAACAAATGAAAAACTCGAAAAGTATAACTCTATTCAATTAGCAGTAAAATGGTTATTTAAAAATAATCCAGACACACTACCAAAAAAAGGATCAGCACATATATCGGATGTTTGTAATAATAAAAAGGGAAGACCGAGTGCATATGGTTATAAATGGAGTTATGCCGATACAGATGAATACGATGACGAAGAATGGAAAGATATACCACCAGAATATATTCATAACACTAAAGATTGTAATGTTTCAAATTATGGTAGATTAAAATATCCATCAGGACAAATAACAGGTGGTTATAAAAATAATGAATATTTAAAGGTTTCAATACAAAAAAAAGTATACAATTTACATCGTTTAATTGCTCAAACATTTTTACCAAATATAGAAAATAAACCAGTTGTAAATCATATAGATGGTAATAAATTAAATTCTAAATTAAATAATTTAGAATGGGTTACTCATAAAGAAAATGCCGAACACGCACACGCAACAGGTTTATGTATAGACAATAAAAATAAAATCGTTCAACTTGATTTAACTGGAAATATTATAAATCACTTTAATTCTCAAGTTGAAGCATCAAAACAATTGAATATAGATATAAGTTGTATTAGAAACTGTTGTAATGAAAATATTTATAAAAAAACAGCAGGCGGTTTTATATTTAAGCATTATAATGATGACGGAATTTATGATATTACGAATAATGTATATATTCCATCAAATATAAACGGTCAAAAATCGGTAATACAATATGATAAGAATATGAATAAAATAAAAGAATTTACTTCGTTAATATTAGCATCCAAAGAACTTAATATATCATATTCATCAATAAGTAGATGTTGCAGAAAAAAACAAAAAATAGCAGGCGGTTTTATTTTTGAATTCAAAGATTTATAAAATTTATATTATTGTAAAATTTATAATTTGTTAGCGTTTATCCTTGGATAGAAACATTAGGACAATTACGTTGTTCTCCAGTAGATGTAAATGTGGGTGTTTTTGGAAGTGGATATCCCAATTTGTCTTTTACAGTATATCCATTGGCGGGTACACCATACGCAAGAGCATTCGCGACATGTGGACCAAATGAATTTCTATAACTGGATGCTGAATTTGTAATCGCATTGTATTTTAAACGTGTTATGCGAGAACTGGATGACACCGCACCCTGTTGGGCGTACTGATGATTATTAGGTTTGTAATAAACACGGTTATATCGGGGTTTGATAGCAGGTCCATCAACTGAATTAGATGAAACAATATATTCTGTGGTTTGATTGGCAGCAGGATATTGACCGTTCGTAAATCCAATAAGAGCTTTAAAATCATTATCTAATATATCCACAATAGGTATAACTGTTGATTGAGGAATATTCCATACTGGAAGTCTGGTTCCAGTATCAGTTTCAATTGTAGGTTTAACTAACCCTTGTTGGTCTACAATTGATTGTGAAATAGGTTCTATTTGTAATTGGACTAATTTGGTTGATGAATTAAATACAAAGTTGATAAAAAACTTTTTAGAACCATTATCACTATCTACATAATAATGTTCGTTTGAAGTCATTTGTGAATGAAGAACTCTATTTATGTCAGACACCTCGTAAAATCCTTTCTTTAGTTCCACTGTAAATGTTCCATATTGTCCGGCTGGTTCGTCTGCTACTGGTGTTCCACCGCTTGCTCCAGTTGGGTTACCTGCTACCCATTGATAAGTAAATGATGTATCAGCAGATAAATAATGTCGCTTACAATCGGTAGTTGTATTGGTAGTATATATATTCGCTATGGATTGGCTGCTTCCTTGTACTGCGGTAGCATCACCTTCACGGAAATAATGGAAATTATTTTGAGTGAATGTCTTATTGCGGCTATTTAAATATTGTCGTGAATCGGTATAATATGTTGGCTTATCAGTTGATAAATCAAATTGCTTTTTTATCATACCTGAACTACGAACACGACGCCTTGCGTTTGTTTCAGGAGTTCCTACAACACATTCAGACGCACAATTCCCTATATTTTCACTTGAATTATTGGTTAAATTAAAATCCACAATATTAACTAAACCATTACAAATACTGCTCTTAGAATTTACGATAGAACTACCTGGACGGTTTAGTTCTTCTATAGTAGTTGTATTACGACTGGTAGTACAACTGTCAGTACCAATTTCTTTACGGTAAGTTTTTAGAGGAAGAGCTGAGAAAATATTTTTAGTATTATCACTATAAATCATTCCATTTTTTTTAATATGAGTTACTACTTGATTAAATGTTTGTCCCTTCCATGGAATAATGGGTATTTGATTCATTATTACAGATGACATTATTATATTATATAACAGTATAATATATTACCATGAAATCTTTAAAAAGTAACCATATTATTTTATTAATCGTAATTTTAGTATTTATTACGTTTTTGTTAAAATATAACTGGACTCTATATTCAAATATATACAATCCAATTTCTAAATATGTTAATATGATAGAAGGATTTACAGATGTAACTGATAGTGAAGGAAATAAATTAAATACAACTGATAAATATATTATTTTCAGTGAAATTCATAACAAAGCGTTTCAAGCTCGTGATGATAATACAATAAAAAGTGCATCTATTGATTTATATAATACGATACCTCCAGACAATATGTTATTTAAAATAATACATAATACTGATAATACAGTAGGTATATGGAATATAGGTAAAAAGGGAGTTTTAGGTATGGAAGATGCTAAGTCAAGAACATATTTAAAACCAATGGAGTTTACAACAAGATTACCAACATCATGGACATGGGAACGTTTCAATATAATAAATTATGGTACTGATAACACAGTTGCAATTAAAAGTGCTTTTTATAAAGAAAGATACTACTATTTACACTCTGATGGAAGTACTCGTGTAGGGCAAGGTGGTAGTTGGGAAAAAGTGAAATTTATAAACTATAGTGTGATAGAAAACAAAAGAAATGAAGAAAAGAAACGAAATGAAGATATTGCCAGACAAGTTAAAACTGATGATGAACTTCGTAGAATAGCTATATATAGTGGTATAGCAAGAGAGAATCAGAAGATAATTGATAATAAACTATATCAGATTGATACATTACAAGTAGAACTTAATAATCAAAAAGAACCCAATCAGTCAAACCAACGTTCTAATCAGATTAGTACACTACAATCAGAAATAAATAAACTAATTACATAATCGTGTAAATAATCAAATGCAAAACCAGTTAAATATATAATCGTTATATATTTAACCATGAATCTTGTATTAAATCATAATGATTTTAACATACAAAATATTAATTTATTAAAAAAGCGAAATAATACGATAATTGAAGGTATATTTACAAAATTTACTTATTCCGATGAAAATTTAACCATGAATGGAATATACTTACAGTTACCCCTTTATAATATGGTACTGAATCAAGATGATAAGTTCACCGCTATTACGTTTCAACCATATGATAGACAACATATAGAACACATACAATATATTACGAATGTAGAAATGGAAATTTTAAAGTATTATAATAATATGAATGCGTCAAATAAAAAATTCATAGGTATATTAACAAATAAACTATATTCCGGTAATATACGTTCTCATTTAAGCAAACATTCGAAACTTAATAATATAATAACTATAAAAATTTCTGGTATTTGGGAGACCAAAAACGAAATTGGATTAGCTGTAAAATTAATACATAATGTAGATTTTTAGAACATTCTACCTGAACGTCTATATTGTTTGTATATGCTTGTTTGCACTGTATTTGACTGAGTCGATGGTTGTTGATTACTTCTTAAGTTGAAATTATTTACATCTACAACCCCGGTTTCCTCGTTAATAATATAATTTAGTTCAATAATAGAATCAATTCCATCTGTTCTGGATATATTATATGGTTGAATGTTTGCGTTTCTTTCTAATAACTTAGTTGTGTTCGAATTTAATTTAATAATGTTTCCGTCATTAAATGGAAAGAATTGTGAATAATCAGTTGTAATATTATGTTTTACAGCTCTTTTTTGAAAAATAACATCTTCATATCCCCAATCCCATACATTCGGAAACCCGGATGTTTTTTCAAAATCTTCTGCGGTTATAGAAAATATCCCACCCAAAGCGTATTTAAATCCATAAAAGTGTTTGATTGTTCCGGAAGTTGTATTATAATCAAGTGTTTTACTATCATATGGCATTACATCAATATCATTAAATACAAGTGTTATGTTTTTATAATAGTTTGGATATTGGTTCTTTAAAATTAAAAACCCTATATTTTTCATTGAACCACGATTAAACTTTTGGTTATCATTTTGATGAATATACAAAATTTTATAGTATGTATCAGAATATTTTTCTAATACTTTTAACATTTGTGCGGCAAAAAAGTCCTTTTCCAAGTATTTATCGCGGTATGGTACAATAAATACTATTTTGGGAATATTCTGTTCGAATCGTTCTTTTGCGTTTTTAACTCTCAATTGTCTCGCCCCTACTTTTTCAGTATATTCGTTGTTATTAATTGATTTTGTTACTGGTTCAGGCTCTTCTTCACTATCAGAATTGATTACATCATCATGATTCATCATAGAACTAATATAATCTTCCATAGATAGTTTTGCTGGTTTATTTGAAGATACTTTTGGCTCAGGTTCTTTTACTGGTTCAGGTTCTGGTTCTTTTACTGGTTCAGGTTCTTTTACTGGTTCTGGTTCATCTTCACTATCAGAATTGATTACATCATCATGATTCATCATAGAACTAATATAATCTTCCATAGATAGTTTTGCTGGTTTATTTGAAGATACTTTTGGTTCAGGTTCTTTTACTGGTTCAGGTTCTTTTACTGGTTCAGGTTCATCTTCACTATCAGAATTGATTACATCATCATGATTCATCATGGAACTAATATAATCTTCCATAGATAGATTCGATGTATTTGATTTTACTTTTTCTATAGGTGGAGCTGGTGGCATAGATGATTCTTTTTTAGGTTGGATTGGTGGTTCATCTTCACCATCAGAATTTATTACTAAATCGCGTAATCGTTCTTGTTCTTTGGTTGATGTCTTACCTGATAATAATCTATCAATATATGATTCCATTTGGAATTAGTTAGTATATACAATTAAAAGACATAATTGTATATGCATATTCAATTATTGTTTATTTAAACGCATGTGTCATTGTATCAAAAAAACCTTTATATTCTGGTGAAAAATCTTTGCATCTGGGTTTTCCAAATAAAAATTGCGTGTAATTAAATTTATTAGGACCAAATTCTATTTTTTTTTCGCCCAAATAATGGATAAATCCAACGAGTGTAGTAGGTAATACCGCAAATAATAAATATTTCTGAATCATTTTGATAGTTTCGATTTTCTCTGTAATATTCTGTGTAGGCATTTTATCATCGGCATCAGGACTTACTGTATTATCACCTATTTTACTACGGTTTATTTGATTTTCCGATTCAATCTGATTTAAATATACATGTGAAACATATAGAATAGCAAATATTCCAAAGACGATGAACCAAATTATATAATTCAACTTGGATAAAAACATAAAAAACCCGTACAATAACACTGATACATATACAAAATTACTCGATGTATATAAATTCGGTCGTGTTAATACAACAAAAAACATTAATGATAAAAACCCTAATATGTGTTTTACTATCATGTTTTTTGAAAATACAGCCTGAACTTGGCACGGGAATAATTCACCTAAATAATTAGCAGACATCAATAATGACAAAATAATAAAGGGGTGTGTTAATTCAGGTTCAATAGTAGAAATGAAATCAAACATAGTATATATTATTCAATCATAAAAAAGATTGTATACGAAATTTTGTTCAAGTTACGCATATTTATTCAATATTGCTTTTGGTAGTAGTTTGTCACTAATTACATCCAGCTTCTTAAAACATTTATTAATAGTTACTTCGCTAACACCTGATATTTGTTTAATACTTTGTTTTGTAATAGGCAATCCACAATTTTGAGAAACAAAGTAGATAACTCCGGCAGATATAGCATGCGGAATGTTATCGGTAATGATATTATTCTTTTCTATTTTAATCGCAACGAACTTAGCAACCATAGTCAGTTCATTATTTATATTTAATTTACTGCAGTACCTCTCAATAAATGAGCTGGGTAAAGTCTGACATAGTTCGGCTTGTTGTGATGGGTCAATACTTCTTTCAATATTATGAAGAATGTTTACTGCCATAGAACAACCATTAGTAGCACTGGTTTTATCTAATTTGAAAATCTCAGCAATTTCGTGGGCTGTTCTGGGACATTCATTTAAACGACATGAAATATATATGGATGCAGCTTTAATACCGTCGCGATTCATACCACGAAACATTTTTTGTTCGGAAATATCCTTATAAATAACCATAGCATGGTCTATAAATATACGAGGAACCCCCGCATTTTGAGCCATCACTGTAATAAACTGGAATTCTTCATATAAAGACTTTTCACGATGAGGCATAGATTGCCATTCAGTCCATTTACGTATTTTTTTCATTTCATAGGAAGATTTATTGCTGCATATTACTTTACATCCAAACGACGATTCAACCAATAATGGGTTTATAGGATTACCACATCGTGTAGGGTCTTTTGCGTTTTTATCTTCAGAACCGTAAAATCTCCATTCTGGCGAGTAATCCAAAGCACCTTTGTATATTACTCCACATGTTGTACCCGTACATGTAGGGAAACCATTTTCCATAATCATGAGTGGAGCCTGACATAGATTACATACTTCAGCATCTTTAGCATATACACATTCAATCACTTCCTTTTGTTTGTCGTGAATATCAGATTTATCGTTATCGTAGATATCCCATAATTTAGATTTGTCATTATTTGAACGATTTACCTTTTTTTTTTGAGTTTTTTGTTTGTTTGTTGTTTTAACTAAACCACTATCACTGGTATCTTTAGATAAAACGCAAACCAGTTCGGACATTTAGTTTGTATTGATATTTATTAATACAAATTTATACGCACTTTTTATTTGTCCGTTATTTCTCATTCTTTTTTCAATTTTATATCGGTATATTGTAAATAATGTCATTAGGCGATGCGACCCAAAAAATCATTGGAGACACAGTACAAACAGTAGCAGAACAAGCAAATAATATAGTGCAATCATCAAGCACTCAAGCAGCATATGATAAAGCATTAACTTTAGGAGAACAAATCGCTAATTATACATGTAAAGAATTAAAAGACCAGATACCACCAATGATAACTTCGACTACAAATGAAATTATCAAACAACTAACTGCTAAAATAGATAGTGAGCGATTTACAGATGATTTTATCAATGTGCTTCAAACAAAGCTTTTAGACGCTAATTCTCCTTATTCTGAGAAATTTTTAACTAAATTTGATGAATTATTTGATAGGATTATTAACGACGCAGAAAAAAGACGTGATAAAAAAGAGTATGAGAAAGAAAATGAAAGAAAGAATGAAGTAGGCCTATCATTTGGCAATGGACGTCGTAAGCATTCAACAAAAAAGAGAAATCAAAAGAAGCCCACCAAACAGACCAAACGTGTCCGCTTTTCTACGAAAAAGTAACTTTCTTTTCCAAATTTTCAAGCATTTCGGGTTTGTAAACTAAAGCTCCGGTAGGTTTATACTCATCTGTGTCATTATATTCACGACGGGCTCTTTGTAAATTATTTTGTTCGCCATTAAATAATTTGCCGTTCATATCTTCTTCTTCTTCTTCTTCGTCCTCTTTTTTTACTATATTGCCTTTTTCGTCGATAACCATCCCGGTTTTATTACGAATTTCAGTTCTTACATAATCAGGTATCCAATTCGCCCACGTTATAAACAACGTCGACGGATGAATATACCGAACATAAAACCCATTTTCTTCTAATTTTGCTACTAAATAACCTATACAATCTCCTTGTTTGTATACAGGTTCTCCAAATATATATTGCGGTACTTGAAACCATATATGACTTTCATTTCGTTTGCTTCTGGATGTATGTTTAATGCGACTATGAACTCTGTTTAATAATTTATTGTAAATACTACGCTCTTTTAAGTCACGTTGCTGTTTTTTTTCAAACAACTCATCTATGTTCATTTTTTCAATATCATCTGTTTCATCAGTATGAATAAAAACCGACATTTGTAATATACAAGTATTCAGAAAAAATATAAATAAGTCTGACGTATAAATGTATTTAACTAATACGAATGTTCCCCTATAAACACCCTTCCATAATACGCCATATTGTATGTTCTGGTGGCGGAGTTACAGGGTTCTCTTTTTACGGGATATTAAAAGAATGTTATTTACGTAAAATATGGAAATTAGAAAATATAGAAACCATATATGGTACGTCGGTAGGTTCTATTTTTGCTGTAATTCTTGCTTTGAATTATGATTGGAAAACTATGGATGATTATTTGATAAAACGCCCATGGCAAAATGTGTTTAAATTTAATTTATATTCTATATTGGATTCTCTTCAACAGCGAGGTATTTTCGGTATAAAAACAATCGAAGATATATTTTCGTCTCTTTTTTTAGGGAAAGACATCCCGATTAATGTAACTATGAAAGAAATGTACGATATTACCAAAATTGAAATCCATATTTTTACAACAGAAATAATGAATTTTGAATTGGTGGATATATCGTATAAAACACACCCTGATTGGAGAGTAATCGACGCTGTATATAGCTCATGTTCGATTCCAATTATTTTTTCGCCATTGATAAAAGATGACAAATGTTATTGCGACGGTGGATTATTATTAAATTATCCACTGGATAAATGTATTGAAAATGGGGCTAATCCATCCGAAATAATCGGGTTATGTAGTGATATGACTGTAAATGATGTAGATGTGATGAATGAAAAATCATCATTATTGGATTATGTAATTGTTATACTGAAAAAGGTGATTACCGCATTTTTACCCAAAGTGCAACATGTGATTGAGAATGAGTTCAAAATAGGTTCTCCAGAAATATCAATTTATGACATTGTTACCACAACCAGTAATATGGAAAAACGAATAGAGCTGATACAAAACGGGGTTGATGTAATATCTAATTTATTCACATCAACAGAAAATATTTTAATGGCAAATGAAGATAAAATTAATCCATCAACATAGTATTTACAAAATGTTCCAAAGTGTTTGTTGTTATTTTAGAATCGAATTCAATTGTATTTTTGTCTTTTACCATTTTAACAGTAGGGTATGATTCAATATCATATTTGCTAATCATATTTTGGACTTTACTATTTTCGTCAGTACAATCTACATCAACACATTTGGTAATGTATCCATTCACTTCTTTATTATTAAACTGCTTCTTGAAGTTTTCCCACTCAGGTAGTGCTGTCTTACAATGAGGACACCAATCTACATGAAAAAACATAACACTAACTTCCTTATTTGTGCGTTTAGCATTTGGTACGTCTGCAAATTTGTTTTCTTTCTTCTTTACAAAATATGTGTTATAACCATAATTAGCAGCATATCCAAAAATGATAGCTGCGATTAACATTACTATATACTTATAATAAGGTCCAACTATTTTGGTGACAACTTCGAATAATCCAGGCATTATATAGATTATAGATATACTTTTTGTATTGGAAAAACGAATAAAATTTAGTAAATAATATTTTGTCAATGGATTATAACTTAAGATGGGTAAAACAATAAAAAATAAGAAGACATATTCTCTAAATGATTATAATAGCGGTGATGGTATGTTAACCAGTGTATGGGGTCCTGGTATGTGGCATTCACTGCATACTATTAGTTTCAATTATCCGATAAATCCGACTAAAACTGATAAACGAAATTATCGTGACTACATATTAAATATGAAATATATATTGCCATGTGGTAAATGCAGGAATAATTTACGTTATAATTTCAAAAAGCTACCCCTTAAAATGAAACATATGGAAAACCGTGAAACGTTCTCGAAATACGTGTATGAGTTACATGAACTGATAAACACTATGTTAGGTAAGAAATCGGGATTATCATATAATGATGTACGAGAGCGATATGAAGATTTCCGTGCTCGTTGTACGATATCTCTGAAAGAAATAAAACCAAAAAGAAAAACTCATAAGAAAAAAGAAAATGGATGTACTGAACCGTTATATGGAGAGAAATCAAAATGCATACTGAAAATTATACCTAATACCGTCAAAGAAGACACTTTCCAGATTGATGAAAAATGTGTTAAGAAGGTAATTGAATGATGATATATTTAGTAATTTGTAATTATATCATTGCCACAGCGGAAATATATTTTAATTTATATATACGAATAGATATAAATGACAGATATTTTCATAGAGAAACCACCTACTAAAAAACCCAAGTATATACCTTTTTGGGGTGAGAATCCAAATGTATTGTTTGCATCTAAGCATGTAATGGAATTTTTTCCTACCGAGAACATGACATACGAACAAAAATTAAATTCAGTGACCCGTACAATCATTATATTGACACTCATTAGTACCATTTTGTACGGTGGTGTTCGTCATTTAATCATAGGAGCTATTACCATTGGTTCTATTTTCATTCTTCATTATTATCATCAAAAAGAGAAAGTCAAGGTTGAATCTAAAAAGGTGATTGAAGAGGTAAAAGAAGGGTTTGGTAATCCAGCAATGGATTTTTTAACACAGGATGGTGAAGAAATCCCGTCTGATATATTTGATGAGCCTGAACCAAGCAATCCATTTAGTAATGTTATGATGACTGATTATGATTACAATCCTAATAAAAAACCTGCTCCAGCAGCATTTAATCAAAATGTAAATGATAAAATTTTGAAAAGTGCTAAACAAATGGTAGAAGAATCTAACCCAGATCAACCAGATATAGCAGGCAAATTGTTTAAAGATTTAGGCGACCAATATGTATTCGAACAGTCATTACGACCATTTAGTTCTAATCCAAGTACAACGATTCCTAACGACCAACAAGCATTTAGCGAATTTTGCTATGGAAGTATGATTTCTTGTAAAGAAGGCAATAATTTTGCATGTGCCAGAAACTTATCTCGCCATACTAATTAAAATTTTAATTCCTATATAATAATTACCTTATATAGAAATTCATTCTCTTACTATAGTATAAATACAAGATGTCAACAGTTAGCCCTTATTTGTTTAATAATACCGACCGTATTGGTTCTGATAAAAACGACCAAACACAAAATAACGTTCATAATACAAGATATGCCAATCATAACCTCGCAAGCTTTTTTAGCGAGAATACTTCATCTCAACACGTTGATTTTGCCGTTCAACAACCCACTATGACTTTTAGTGGTATTTCACATGGAAATGGTCTGAATGGCAGTGTTATTGACACTGAGTCCAACCTTGTTATCAAGACCGAGCAGACCAAGCCATTTGAGAAATTACAATTATTTCAACGTCCTTTCGCAAGTGTCCCTTACTTAGGCCGTGGTAGCTGTGACCCTGCTTTAGAAGCCCAATTACAACATGGAGAATGTGTTGCCGGAAAGAAAAGTGTATCTACTATTATGGATAAATCTTTCTCTCAATATCAAATGTATCCTACCGATGACAAGATGGAAGAACGTGTTAACGACGCATCTTACACTGTCGAAGAGGCTGCCCTTGATGGATGGGTTCGTGGAGGCAAATCTACTCGCGAAATGTCGAATGACGAAATCATGCAGCAAAATAACCGTCCCAATGGAAATTTTTAAGCTAATATCGTAATATTCATATAGTATATTTTGTACTATATGAAGTGTTGGATTATAACTATTATTTGACTCTAGTTTGATATTATATTTTGATTTTGATAAAAATTAGTTAAATATACATCATATTTTGGTGGTAAATTGTCATTTTCTTCAATTGGTATATTTATTATGTCATTATTCTCTCTACCAAATAAATCTTTTCCAGTTTTTATCCGCTCTTCTATTAGTTTTTCATCGGTAAATGTATCATGGTTGTATTCTTGATGAGAAAAATTTTTAATCTTATTTTTAATAAAATTTTCATCTCCAAAATAACTTAAATGCCAACCTGCTTTTTGAATACTCGGACATTTATAAAATCGTATATCCTCACAACATATTTTAAGTTCTTTATATTTTTTAAATGTAAGTATTTTGGTATTATGCCATAAATGATCCTTCTTAGAGTTTAAATTATAATAGTAGAAATCCAGTTCAAGTATATTTATATTAACAATAATATTATTAGATTTTATTAGTTTTAAAATATGGGGATTTGGAATTTCATCAACATCGGCAATTATAATAAGGTCATCATTATTAAGTTCTAATTTGTCTATTCCTCGTGAAATGCAATTTCTTTGAAACTTTTCATTATTCCATTGTTCTTTTTTTTCAAAATCTATATTAGGATATTTATGTGGGAAATCATCAACAATTACATGTATAATTTTATGATTGAATTTTTCAAATAAATGTTTGTTTTCTTGATAAAATAGTGGTTTTTCTTTACCTACAAACGTATGTGTTGCTTCCACTAATACAAAATAATCTACTGTATCATTCAATATATTCAGACGATATGTTAATAAATCTAATTCATTATAAAATATAAAACAATCTATTATTTTTGGTTGATTTTGAATAAAATTTAAATTTAAACTTTTATGTAATAAATCAATATATTTTTCTTTGTAATTGCTGGTTTGTAATAAATTATTGCTATCAATTCCGGTATATTGTATTTTAGATATATCTAATTCGTTAGATTCGCAGAAATATATTCCATTATATGGATGTTCTATATGACATTTTTTAAACCCAGCGTGCATTAATGCGGTTTCATAATATCCTGTTTTATGAACACACGATTCCAAAGCAATATATTCTGTAAATGATAATGGAATAATATCATTTGACGCTTCTGATATTTCCTTAGTAAGCCAATGACGATTAACAATATATTCAGGACGAGGGATAGTTATTATAATATATTCGGATATTCGTTTTAGTTCTTTAAATGCGTCTATACAGTCATTCGCGTATAGATGTTCTAAATTTTCCATACATAATGCTACCGAAAACTGTTTGTTATTAAAAGGTAGGTTGTTAGATTTACAATGTACAATTTCATGAAAAAATGATGTATTATTGTTTAAATAATTTATTGTTAGTTGGGACCAATCTATTCCTGTAAATTTTAAATTAGGATATTGTGATAATAATAATTTAGAATGTTCTCCCATACCACAACCAATATCACATATATTTGTAATATTGCTTGTTCCTATAATGTCAATACAATTTTTTACATATTTATTAAGATCTAATCCAGAAGACTGTCCTTTATTACAAACATCATATCTATAATCCCGAATTTTTATTTGTTTATATTTATGTTCTGGATATTCATTATTATAATGATTTATTTTTGAATTATGTAATTCATATACAGATGGGTTATTTTTACATAACCAAAATTCAGCATCAGTTGGATATACATTTTCTGTTTTTTCAATTAGAGAATGCAATTTAGATATATATTGCGATTTAGCCCACCAAAAATTTCCAGCAAAACATTTTGGATTTCTAATTTTCATTTTTTCATCATAATAATTACAACCAACAGCTTGAATTCCTTCTTGTAATTTTTCAAGACATAATTCAAAACGTTCGACCAAAAAATATAGCATCATATCTATCCAATCATTTTCTTTTTGATTATTATCATCGTAACTAATGCCTTTGGTATGTAAATATACAATATTACAATTCGTATTTTCTTTAGAAAATTGGTGTATTTTATTGATGGTTGGTATTTCATATAAAGCTGGATTATCAGAATAATTACAAATTTTGAATTTGTCACCGTATATGTTTTCCTGTATCGGAATACCAATATTATTAATATATATGGTTTCAAGATTATGTATTAGTCCAGTAGTTTTAATTTTATCAATTAAATATTCAAGTCGTTTCAATCCCTTATTTTTTAAATGACAACTATGAATAAAACATATATTTCTATGTAAAACACGATGTATTACATCAACATTAAAAAAATCTTCATAATTAATTTGCTTTAAATTTGGGTATTTATTAACAAATAGTTCATCCAGTTTATAACTTGTTTCTGATAAAACATTAAAACCAGCTTCTAATAATCTATCGCAACGAATATGTTCAAATATTAAACTTGTAACTTCCAAAAATCCGTGAATATTTAAAATTGTTTTACATTTCGCTAATTCCTTATCTCTATCAAGACCCCATCCACTAATTATATTTATCGTATAGTTATTTTCTTTTAAATAATTAACAACATCTTGTCTTCTATTGATATTAACATTATTTGAACCATTAATAATACCAAAATCATATTCTTTATTTGTTTGAGCGTTCAAATTAATAAGGGTTGTTAATTCATCTTTTCCACAAGTGTATGGTAAATATAATTTATTTTCCATGTTAATATTATTCTCTTTCAATATTTTTAAATTACTCTTACTATAGTCATAATATTTCCAATTAGGATATGTATTTAAAGTGTTTATAATATTATCTAATCTAAATTTGAGATTTAATGGTTCAGTATTTAAAAAACTAAATTCAGTATTGGGTAATTGATTTATTAACTCACTATCAAATACTTCATATACAAATGTTATTTTTTTAGGTTGATTTATCAATAGAGCTTCTCTATTATTAGTTAAGTAAATAAAATATTCAGGATAAATGATATTTAAATTATCAATATATTGTTCGACCATTTCTTTTTTTAAATTCAAAGAACAATAAAACACCCAAGGTTCTTTATACGAATCTATCATTTTAGTCCATTCGTTCGCTCTATTTTTCCACGAGCATGATGATGCGTATTCTTTACCTTCTTTCTTCAATATGTTTTTGGTTTCAGTTGTCAAATTTAATATAGATTGTATTTCTTCACCAATATTTACAGGTATACCATAATTACCTAGAGTATCATTTAATCCAGCAATAGGGTAATATAAACAAACCACTTCATTCATTAGCATTTCTAAAGCAGTAATACAAGATGATTCCTCAACTGTATTTGTATATAACCAATATTCAGATTTAGACATTAATTCATATAATTCGTTTGTATTGAGTTTTCCGTGATGGGTAATCGTTTCGTTTGATAATATTACCTCATTCATTTTAAAGTCTTCATTTGATGATGGAAATGGATGATACGAACAAATATCTAACGTCGCACCTGGTATAACATATAATATATCTTTCCACATATTCAATAAAACGGATAATCCACGGTCACTACACGAAGACCATATGAATTTATTTGGTATTTTTTTATTATTAGAAGTAAAATCCTCCAACTGAATACCATTATTTATAATTTTTGTTTTATTTTTGATGGATGGGTAAATTTCGATTAATTTATTTTTATGCCATTCGGTTAGAGCAACTATCCCAGTAATATTTTTATTATTTTTTACTAGTATATTATTAATATTACTTATATCTTTGGGACTATTATTCCAAACACGATTTATTAACCCGTGACTATCGTGACTACATACATATAAATTTTTACAAGAATAAAACGGATAATCTTCAAAGAAACAAAGGTATCTTGATATTATGATTGTATGAAATGTTTGTGTATTTAATAATAGCTGTAATTTGGATGCATTTACATATTCAACATTATCAACAATTTCATCAATCACATCTCCACTTATAATGACTTTATACTTAGATGATAATTCTTTACCAAGATACGCAACCGCTTTTTCTGAACCTCCAATAGAATTAGTTTGTAAATATGTATAATTCCATGATGTATTCGCAAAGCCAGTATAAATTAAAATTGTATTATTATCATTATCATTAGACATAGATGGTTCCAGTGTATAATTTTTATTAATAAACAATTCATCATATACAGGTCTGGATTTGATTGTCAGGTCTTCATTCATGACTCCAACTGTTCCAGCATTGGTATTTATGTATTTTACAAACTGGTTAAATTGAGATTCTAATATGCTGTAGTCAATCGTTACATCGTCATTATGTTCGTTATCATACACCTTAAAATAATGTTCCGCTTTATCCAGCGTTCCAGAGAATCTTTCTTTGACAGCGCCGAAATTATTGTATAATAGTGGTAATCCAGAGTTTATTATTTTCGTAAGTAAATATCCATATGTTTCACCCCATTCATTCAGTAATAAGAAACCATTAATATTATATTTCCTTATAAAATCATAAAACTCAACTTCTTTATAATATGGAATGTTTTGTCCTACTATTTGAAATTGAATGGTATCACACTCATATTTGCTTTTTAAATAATTCACGTATCTTTCACCTTTGAATTTACATAGCGGAGAGAACACGCCAATATTCATACATTTATTTTGTATTTCGGGTATGTTTTTGATTCCAACTTGAATGTTATAGTCACTTGGATAGCATACTGTAAAATTAGATGAGTCAAAATGCTTTGAATATACATCATGTGTAAATTGGGAATTCATAACCACTTTATCAGCTAACAACAACAGTTCAGTTATCTCGGTTGATACATTAATATCATTACTTAAATACGCAGATGGTATATCATATGTATATTGATGCTGGTCTTGACATAGCCATTGAAAATCATGTATTTGGATTATTAATTTGAAATTATATTTATTATAAACGTTGATAATATCAGTTATTTCAATATCTGTATAGAGAACATTTTGTAGTATAAACAATTCAGTATCCTTGAATTCTATAGACATAAGTTGGTGTTTACTATCAATAAAAATGTACTCATAGTTTGGATACATTTTCATAGTATCTGTTAAAAATTTATAAGCACCTCCTACTGTATTATTATGAATAATATAACATTTGGGGTTTTGTATACATTTCCATACAGCATTATAATTTTCAGATTTTTCGTGTTCCGGTCTATCATCAGTATAATAATATAATGCTAATGAAGTTCTGTTACTATTTTCACTATTCCATATTTCAGGATGACCGTGGTTTGCATCATCATCAACTTTAAATAATACAATTCTATTAAATAGCGGTGAAATTTTATGTTCGCACGAAGTCATTTGTTTATTCCATAATTCTAAATGACCGTTATAATCTTCTTGATAATCTTTATTTAAATATAGTAGCAAGTTCAATCGTCTATATTTCATAGTAGTTCTATGACGGTTAAAATCACTGTGTATAGCCAATTTTCCATTTTGTTTTATTATATGAATACCTCCACCATTATGTGTGGTATCTTTTTGTAAATTATCTATACCGGTAACTTGTTCTAACCAGTCTATAAATGTATCGCTTTCAAAATAGTCTTTAATACAGGTTATATATTTTAATTTGTTAAAATCTCTATAACAAAATTTATTAATTTGTACGTTTTCTATTCCGAGAACATAATCAGATAATAATTCACTTTCTGGAATATTATTGATTTCAGTTAAAGCACTATTTAATAAGTTTTCATTAATAATGTTATCGAGTATTATATGTTTAAATGGACTTGCATTCACAAATGAGTCTTTAAAATAATTTACATTTAATGATGATAAATTAAGGACCTCATTATTATTATTAATGTCAGTATTGATATTTTGTATAATTTCATAATCACAATTATCGTTTTTATACATCATTTTAAAATATTTAATCAATTCTTCGTCAGAGCAACCTTTATAACAATAGCATTTCATTCTACCAAATCCCAAGGAATTCAACTTAACCCATAATTCTTGCGTTGTTATTTTATTACTTAACACCAAAAAATCGTTTTTACTATTTTGGTATAATTCTTTCAATCTATTATTGTCAATAGCATCATTAATAATACAATATTGTTTATTGTAATCCAAATTAATTCGAGAGTTCATTATTTTATGTTGATATTCAGGTCCTCGTTTCCAAATATCAGATTGATTCGTAACATACTGTGGGTCTTCATAAGCGTCTAATTCTTTCATTTTATCTTGAACTCCATATTTAGCATAGAACATAGGACTAATATACTTGGGACCAATACGATTAATTTCTGAATTCCGAATCGTAGAAAAATTATTTCCTTCGTTATTCATATATTGAATATATTGTGCTTTATTATTTTTCACAACCTTGTATTTACTACAACATGTTCTGAGAAGAATTTCATAATCATCACATATCGGCAAATATTCAGAATAATTTTCGAGTTCCATTAGCACCGCACGATTCCAAATACGAGGATGATTTGGTAAACAACATAAATGACTCAATGTGACATTATTAATATTTGGAGTATTATAAATAAATCTCCACTGATTGTCAATTAATTCACTATAATATCCTCCATAACCTTTACACAGATTGGTATCCGTATATTTACAATTTTGTCCATCACGAAATAAATGAATAGTATCACCATATACAAATCCTATTTCTGGGTCTGATTGGAAAATATTATAAGAATCTAATAAACAATCTTTTAGTATCTCATCATCATGATCCATTTCTAATACATATTTACCACGACATAATGATATAGCTTCGTTTTTAACATTACCTATATTACCACTGTTTTTATCTCTCTTATATAATCTAATGCGATTATCGTGAGATAAGGTATCTCTTAGAAAGGTAAAATGTTCGTCTTCTGGTGTGTCATCCATAATAACCCATTCCCAATCTTTTAATGTTTGTTTTTTTATAGATTCATAAGCAGTATTTATATAATCGTAACTTTTAAAACATGTAGTGAATAGAGAGAATATAGGTCTGGTTTTTTCCCTATTATCAATTACATTTGTAATGTAACAATAATTTACATTCTCATTGAATTCCTCTATATTCGATATATTGTTTTTATGAAACCATCTACTAGAAAACCGCGGTGGTATATTTGACGAAATGTAATTATATTCATCATATGTGTCTCCATAGGTAACTAATAAATGATGATTATGATTGTATAATTTATTCAATTCACTAATATCATTTGTAATATGAATAGAACACATGAGCGATTCTTTATTATTTTCTATAAAATCATCTATTTCGGAATAATTATCATGACGATAGAATATAACTATTGGATACCTAGAAGTAGACATATATAAATTATACGTCATTATATCTTTATTATTATTTAAAAGTATATGTTATTTCTTCTGATGTACACGATAATATAGGTGTTTGTTCTAATTCGCTGTATGAAAGATAACGGCATATTTCTATAAATAATTCTTCAATATCCACGTTGTATTTGTTGTTATGTAACAACATCAAAAATGCGTTTGTTAGAGCACCTACTTTTTTTTGTAAAAATTCGTTATAATTCTCCATACTTAGTTGTGTATCAGTTGAGCCGCTTATAGCATAAATATTAGGATTTTTGTGTTGATTCATATTGATATTCGTTTTTGTTAATTTGTTGTCGACATACTGTACCGACCAAGGTAAGTCGCATATACTTCCACTATGACAACAATCAAACAATAAAAATAACCGGCAATTTACATCTTTTATAATTGAATATATGTCGTCATCTAATATCACTCCGTTCGTTTGAAAATCATTCGGAATTAACACACTATCGATATTTTCTTTTTCATCATTTGAACGGTCGCGTCGAATTGAACCATGCCCGCTATAATGAACCCATAATTCGTCATCGTCTTGTTTATTCAATACAAATTCTTCAAAATGTCGTATAATATTTAACTTTGTTGGATATAAATCTCGATTATCAGTATCATCTCGTAATACTATGATATTTTTTTCTGGATATCCCAATTCTTGTATAAGCATATCACGCATTCTAAGAACATCATCAATACATCCTGTCAATTCGGAATCCTCAATTCCTTTATAATTTATACCTATTAATAACGCAAACTTCATAGTAATCTAATTGTAGAAAATATGTTTTACAAAACAAATGATACAAATGATATTTCACAACATAAATTATAACCCCATTGTATATAAATGGAAAAGTCAGTTTCGACTATTAGTAATATACAAGTTCCATCAGAACAAATCTTCAAAGTACATTATTTGGATTCAAGTAAGACTGAGAACAAGATAATTGTATTTTCGAATAGCAATGGACCGGTTAATTTAAATGAAATGTTTAGCGAAGAAGATATAGTAAATATTGAACTAAATAAGATTGAGGTGGTGTTCTCGTCACAACAAATCTATAAAGATGATACAGTTCGGACTATAAAGAAGAAAGTTATAACAGAAATAGGTAAAAATGTAATTTCGTATCCAGAATTGTACCTTTTCTCAAAAATAAAAAGTGATATGTCTCTATTTCAAATTTATAACTCGGTTACTCATGACGACAAGATTCCAATGGATTCTGTTATGTTAGGGCAACTTTTACAAAATTTAGGTGTTAATGATACATCTATTATTGATAAAATACCAGTCCAGGATGTTTATACATATAACGATCTAACTTCATTCTTATCATCCTTAGAAAACGAACAAGAAATATGGTTACCTATAGGACCCAGATTTACAGATAATAATGTGGATTTATTATTTCAAGCAAACCCATATAATATAATCAATGCTGAGAATAACCCGTTTCAACATACAAGTAACAATCCATTAGTATCTTTCGAGAACAATGTATTATTGTCATATGGAGATTTAATGCACAATACAATTTATGCTACTTCCGTATCCGATGTTATCCAATACGCAAAACAAATTCAATTAGATGACGAATACATTATTCCCCTATATTTTCCATTATTAGGAAAAAGTGATATTTTTACTGGAAATGACATAATCGAGAAAAAACAACTTTTATTGGCAGACAACGAGAAACTATATGATAAAAGTTTTCAAAAAGTAGAAGAAAATTTACAAACGGTATATCAAGTGTATAATAATGGTTCTCGTGATGATATTAAATATTCTCAAAATGGTATACAATATATAGACTTCACTATTCACCCATCTTCAAAAGTAAAACTACCTCTTGATGTATTATTCAAAATTATGCATTCAACGAAGGATATACCATTTATTAAATATAACCCTGGCGCTCGTTTTGAAAAAATGTATCGCGCATACACTCAAGATATTACACGAATAGGACAACAAGTCCCTTTTTTATCGAAAGGCGAAATTATGAACTATTCTAAAACTATTGGCAAATCACTTCAGATATCATTGGTTGTACGTGGAAATATGAAAGGTAAAACGTTTGATGTCATTCTTAATATAAATCAAAATGGAGATATTAATGTTATGTGTGATTTCTATTCAAAGGAATTGGAAATACCAAGAAGTATTGCGGTATTCTCATTGCCATCTATACCTGAGCTTTAAGAATATCTACATAATATTGTGAATGATACTATTAATACATTTAATCAAAATCTACATGAATTGGGTTATAAATTACAACCATTTGTTAATCTTAAACATAAAAATATTGAAATTATAAATATCAACTATAAAATATGGTCTGCCTTATCAGAAGACATAAAACTAAATGACGTATCTCCTTGTTTAACCAGTATGTTTGAAATACAAGAATCCGATACAAATAATTTACAGATGAATTTTAAACGTGTAAACAATTATACACAAATGAACGCAATGAATACCATGATTACTGAAGTATATAAGAGAACAAATAGCGAAAAAGATGTTATTAATTCACTTATATTGAACTACAATTATACCGAACAAGAAGCCCTTTTAGAATTCACCAAGTACTTAAATAATTTTACAAGAATTAACGGGCAATATGTAAATAAGAACATAGATATTGTTGAAAATCCTGGGTTTTCTGTGAATATGGGTAAATTACAAACTGGATTGATTTTATATGTAGATGTTACCCAAATCAAAAATATACGCTATATTGAATTATTGTTTCTTTATTTTGATAGTTTTTTACGTATATCACAAAAGGTTGGATTAAAGGGTATATCAAAGACAAAAATAACTCAACTATGCTCTGGAAAATATGATTATGTTAAAGAACCCACAATTGAGAACATTATCATACCTTCCAATAAATCGATTAGTCCTGTTTCACAAGAGGATGTATTATTAGGTGAAGATGATGACAATATGGATGATGACGATGATGACGATGATGATGGGTTTTTGTATATGGATGATGATGATGATGATGATGACGATATGGAAGATGATGATGACGATATGGAAGGAGGTGCTAAACAATCAAAGGTTAAAAAATTAGACCCACGAAAATATATGTTTGACAAGTTGAAGTTATTGGAACCTGAACTGATTATGTCAAAGGAAATGGGGCATTATAAAGCTTATTCTCGTGCGTGTCCTTCAAACTTAATGAGACAACCGGTTATACTTACTAATGATGAAAAAACACAAATAGATAAGAATAATCGTAATGGATATGGATACGCACTAAAATATGGTGCTAATAAAGAAAATCCACATTGGTTTATATGTCCTCGTTACTGGTGTCTGGAAACAAATAAACCAGTAACTAAAGCAGATGTTGATTCGGGGGTATGTGCTGGTAAAATACATGAATTTACTGAAAACAGGTTCCATGTTGATAAAGATGGGAAATACGTTCACCACTCACCGGGGTTTTTACCCGACGAAACACATCCAAAATATGGAGTTCCCTGCTGTTTTAGTAAACAATGGGATTCATCACAACTCGAAAAACGTAGGGAAAAATGGAATGTCGGACAAAATGACATTGATATACCACAAGGAACGAATTGGCAAGACGTGATTGATGGTGAAGATACCGAACTTACTGGAAATATCGAAGCAAAACAAATCAAACCTGAAAAATCTATGAAAAGTTTAAAACAAGCACCAGAGGATATTACTACAATACGGTACTTTTCAAAATTGTCGTTTTTCGAAAAAGAAGGTATATGGGTTTATCTACCTCGCTCGGTCCAACTATTCTTAGATGTAAATTATCAATCCATGATATCTACAGAAAATCCACAAAAATTAAAAGAGAATCAACGAGCCTATTTATTATATACAGTAGAACGTAAATATCATCAATCTTTTATAGGGTGTATCGCAAGGACTTACGCAGATATGAACGAATATAACACCAAAGAATTGCCTGTACCTACCATATCTGAAATGCGAAACATAATTGCCGATTCTATTACATTAGACATGTTTTTACAATATCATAATGGCTCATTAACGTCTACATTCCAACCAAAAAATAGACGTGTAAAAGATGACTTTTTAAACGAGCATTACGATAGTATTTTTTATAAATCACTTGATGATAGTATACCCGCACAAATGGACTTTTACGAACATACTGTTGCTTCGTTTGCGAAATTCTTGGAATATTTACGGGATGATGATTCTTGGATAGATTACGTATATTTATGGGACATTGTTACATCACCTAATACCAAATTATTCCCAAATGGTCTGAATCTTGTTATTTTAAGTGTTACTGATAATGACATTACTGATAATGTGGAATTGATATGTCCTACAAATTCATACAGCTCAAAACTACACGATAAAAATAAAAATACCCTTATTTTAGTAGAGCAAGAAAACTATTACGGGATTATTTCGGTATATGATAACACAGATGATATAAATACTGTAAAACGTATATCAACCTTTGGTAACCAAGAGAATCTTCCTGAGTTACGTAAAACATTGAAGAAAATTCAAAATACACAAAACAAGTATTGTAAACCATTACCCAGTATGCCAAAGGAATATAATTATAAACAAAACATAATAGCTGGTACTATGTATGACATTTTACAAAAATATCAATATATTGTTGATTATCAAGTATCCAATTATAGAGGTAAAATTATTGGGGTTATAGTACGTATATCAGATGTAAATACGAATAGTGTATTTATACCGTGTCTTCCCTCGTCGGTTTTACCTGATATTCCTATTCAATATATGGATAATATCCAATGGACGGACTATGTTACTACACGAGATATGTTATTTCAAATACAAGATAATACGCAAAATGAGATATTATGCAAACCATTATTAAAGGTTGTAGAAGACGGGCTTATTGTCGGTATTTTAACTGAAACAAATCAGATTTTACAAATAAACCCACCTATTAATAATGATGTAGATGATGGTATTGATATTATCAAGGTGAAAGGATATACCGATGATGGATATTTTGAAGCAGATAAAACTATACAAACGAGCAGTTCTGAAGATACACAGAGAAATAATGTTGTTCGAAACATCCGTCTGGAGACACAATTCTATTCATCATTCAAAACAACAATAAGAATAGTATTGAATGACCCACTTTATTCAACATTAAAAGACAAAATTATTACAATCTTAAATGATAATCGCTACTTATATCGTATTAAACTACAAAAATTAGAAATACTTCTCAAATATCTTTTACGGAATACTGTTTCATTTAACGACATTGACGAAGATGTATTAAAAAATATGGATGATGTTAGCATTTGTACGGACAATAATCGTGATAAACCCTACTGTATTGTCAAAAATAATAACAAACGTCTTCTTATTCCCAGTAAAAACTTAATGAGTGGAATTGACAATGAAAAATTATATTTTGGACGAATCTCAGATGAGCTTTTACGATACAGACGTGTACGTTTATTTATGTTAGAGCCCAAAAAATACTTGAATATAGGTACTGTTGATTACAAAGTCAATAAAAACGAAGTGATCCTATTACAATCTGTATTAACTGATGAGTATTGGGAAAATCTTGAACCTTTTTATACAAATAAATATATTCGCAATCTAAATTTTGACAATGCCGAACCCGCAATTACACAAAAATATTCGTCTGAGATAAGACTTTCTCAACAAGAAGACACTGAAACTGAAGATGAAACCTCCCAATTAGGACAATGTGTAAAACAAGAATTAAATGAAGTTATTGGTAACAGTCAAAGTAAATGGAAACAGATTTTTCCGGAGGATTCAAATGAAACTATATATCAGTGTTCGCATACTTGTAGTTATTATTTAGTACAGATGATTTTTCAAACACATAATGATAAAGAAATCGAAATTAGTGACATAAAAAAACGGTTAACTCAACTATATAGCAAATATGTAGAGAGTCATAAATCCAAAGTTTACGACATATTACGTAAACAAAATGGTAAACTATCTATGATAAATAAGGTCATTCAGAACAAACTTTCCATGGAAGATTTGATTATGAGCGAAGAATATTATTTGACAACGCTTGATATATGGATGTTAGCATCTGATTTGAAATTACCGATTATGTTATTCTCTCAGTCTCCTCTTGAAAATCTCAATTTGAAAATAGATTGGGTACTATTGGGCGGAAATCCATCGAAAGACCGTTTCTTCTTTATTCGTAGTCCAGCCACTTCTAAACGATGCCCTGAATATCGTATGGTTACTCCTCAACGTCCATTATATGATTTGGAAGGATTTGGAGATTTATTAGAAAATCCAGAAAATTATATTGATAACAATATGGATTTTGAAAGTTATTTGGACCAAATTTCTTTGGTTTTTGAATAAATCATTACAAAAAAAATAATAATTATTAAACTATTATTTTTTTATATTTTACTATTTTTATCAAATTTAAAATCCAGCATCATATCCATCATCACATACACCCATATCACTATTTTTGATTGCGTCTAAATTATTTTTAATTGTCACATTGTTCTTAGAACATACTTCACTGCTATCTTCCAACGAACCGAACATTTTTTCTATTTCTTTATCATTATCTTTCTTCATTACATCTGCGGTTGGTACATTCTTCATTTGTTCCATATCCAAAACTACTTGGAACGAACCAGTACCAAACACACCCATTTGTCCCATCATCACATTTGCGGACACACCGCGCATATGGTCGAAATCAGCATGTCGAGAAGCGTTCAACAATACCTCAGTATGAACTTCAAATGTAGATTTGGAAATAGGTCCAATATCATCATTCAAAATGCCTGAACGGAAGATGGAAACCATATTCTCAGTTGATGTCATACGGTCACAAAGAAGACTGAGATGATGATAGTTAATATAGACACCACTAAATTCCATCACCTCAACAAATTCATTGTAGATGATTTGTCTGGCGGCTTCAATACCTAAAACATTGAATGCTTCCTTGATATCGTTACCAAATGTTCTATTGGAATCAATGAAATCCAATGCCAAAGTTTCCATTAAATTACTTCCAGTTGTATCCATAATCCAAATGTCCTTGTGAACGTAATTACTATCCTCCTTGACTACAGAGTTTTGTAATTTTCTGGGTAACACATTGGTGACACCATTTATACCACGAAGAACAATATTATTCAACAGATTATCTTGGAAAATACGAAGCATGTAAATATCATCAGATTGGTCTAATGTATCAGCAATTCCATTTAATGGTTTCTTTCCCTTGAGAATCTTCTCATTGAGACGGATACGGAAAACCAAATTGTCTGAATTGTAATCAGAATATACACAAGATATTTCATCGCCGTGACTATTTGTAATAGCAAAGTGAATATCATCCATAGTAATATTCTTATCAAGTAGAGTCTCAGTATCCATTTCAATACGGATAATCCATTTTGATTTTGATGGGTCATTATCATTATCACCATTACACTCATCAATCATTTCTTCAAATTCATAAAATTCTTCTAACATTATGGAATCATCCATTATATTTGTAGATTTATCATTCGGATCGAAACAAATCTGTACGGATTTTACTACATCCACCAATTTGGTATGTTCTAACATGTTTGAATATTGATTTGCCTTATCCTGGTCTTGTTCGTCAACTTGGTGCAAGTAAACAGTTAATGAAGGATGCTTAGGGTTTTTAGTAAGTCGTAATATTTCTTCAATACGAGGTACGCCACGAGTTACATTCGACTTAGATGCTACACCACTCAAATGGAAAGTATTAAGTGTCAATTGTGTAGTAGGTTCACCAATTGATTGACCCGCAATAACACCTACCATTTCTCCTGGATGAACGATAGCCTGATTGTATTTCAATACGACATTTTCCAAAAGAATGACTAACGCGTTGCGATGAAATCTCTTGTTAATAAGCAAATCCTTAGGAGTTAAGTAGAAGAAATACAAGATTTCAAAAAGAGGACTTGGAGCAACATAACCGAATTTAAGCTTGTTGAAATACTCTTCAATCAACTCAAATGCCTCAATAGGAGTGATATCCACAGTTGTATTTGAATTCAATTGAAGTTGTCCTTGGATATTAGCAATTGTATTTTGAAAAGCAACTGGAAGATTAACACAGTTGTCATTTTTATTCTTGAAAACTGACTTTACTACATCATCACGATTTTTAATTGTTTTTTCAATATATTCCTTACATTTATCCTTTGTGTCTTTTGCCTGTTTTCGTGTCCTTGTAGCAGCACCCTTAGTGAATACCTTATTTATTTCAAGTTTTTGATCGTTAGAACCTACAATATCATAGTGAAGGTAGATTTCTTCCAAACTCATACCGACAATTGGAATTATTTGATTTTCAACCTTAGTAGATTCAAACCCATCGTCCCCATAAGCGAATTGGATGATTTTGCCCTTGTTATTACGAACGGTCATATCATATTCTACTTTTAAATCTTCCAGACCCTTGATTAATCTTCTTTGGATATAACCAGTCTGAGAAGTCTTTACCGCAGTATCAATAAGACCAATACGACCACCCATCGCATGGAAGAACAATTCGGGTGCTGTCAATCCAGAAATATAGGAATTCTCAATGAAACCACGAGCACCTGGAGAATCGTCATACTTATTGAAATGTGGAAGAGTTCTATTTTCAAAACCATATGGAATACGCTTTCCATCAACATTGGTCTGTCCCAAACAAGAAATCATCTGAGAAATGTTGATAAGAGTACCCTTTGAACCAGAGTTGACAATCATGACGAAACGGTTGTCTTTGGAAAGCGATTTACGACTGATTTTACCAGCTTGTTCGGTTGCCTTATTCAGGATGTTATTCACACTGGTTTCAAATTGTGCGTTGTTTGTATGAGAAGTATTGTTTTCAAATGTTCCCTTATGAACTTTCTCAATGAGGGATTGAACTTCTTGTTTTTGTTTTGCGATTTCGTGAATAATGGAGTCTTGTGTTTTTCTATTAGCAACCAAATCACTAATTCCTACACTAAACGCACTTGACTTCATGTATTCTGTGATGATGTTTTGAAGGTCATCAATGAAATTACAAGCAGACATATTTCCAAAATCGTTGAAAGTTCTGTGGATAATACCTTTGGTGGAAGAACCTAATACAGACTTCTCAATTTGTCCGCGAATATACTTTCCATTGCGGATTTCTAACACGTTATTGGAAGTCGCATAATCTTCATCTTCATCCCATGATTTTGTCTTGAATTTCAATGTTAAGGGAGCCAATATCTGACTTAGAACATCGAAATTTTTGATTTTTCCACTATTATTTTCGCTTAATTCGCGAAGTGCTGCCGTATCTACCTTTGAATACATCATCAGTAAATTCATCACATCACGTGGTGTGAATGAGATGTTGGGGCGGGTAAAACGATAAGACCCTAACAAAGAGTCTTGATAAATACCGATTATCGGCGCATTTCCAGCAGGACTTATTACTTGATATGGTATCGCTGCTAAATGCCTTAATTCTGTTTCTGCCAACACATTTTGTGGGGCATGCATATTCATTTCCTTTATTTTTTGACTGCGTATATGCTGTCAAAACCCCCAAAGTCTCCTAAGGGGACGGACTATACCTTGTGCCTTATCCGGTTGATTAAACCTTCATTTAAGACCCGTAACCGTCTAGTCTCTGAACCTTCTCCATATCCTATCATAGCGGACTTAGGAGCTTGGCTGCGGATTGTCTAATCCCATACTTTTTTACCATTGGGTTCGGCAATTAACCGAGTTCCCCCATTATGTTTCCATTATGGGGTGGTAGTATGGGCTCTAAAGAGTTCCCCGTTATCAATTTGGCTACGTTGCCACTCTTTTAAATCTAATATAAATTTTTTCGCTCGTTCTTTTATTTTATCTATTGGTTCGTGTTTTCCTACAAAATTTGTTCGTTTTTTATCAATGACGATACGGATATATTCAGTGTTATTCGTATAGTTTTTGATAACCCGAATATATTTATCAATATCGTCGTCTACTATTACTACATCTTTGAATAGGTCATATTTTTTTGTCAAATGTTGTGTCTGAGTTAGTTTCATCCGTTTCTCTCGACATTCTTCATTATCAAGAGCTGATTTTAACCGTTCAGAAATCAACTGTTTTGTATAGTCACTTTTAGGTTGAGGTTTTGAAAACTTTGGTGGCATAGGGAGTTCTTCTCTCCAACAAAAGTTTCCTTTTACATCAGTAAACGCCTTACCGCCATTTGTTAAATTATAGCCATTTGGATATTTTGAATTGTATTCAATGATAGATTGTTCTTCTTGTTCGTTTAAATCATCCACATCGCAAGTGTGTATTAATTCACAAGTAAAACTATCTTGACTGTATTTTCGTATAGCTGAATTCAAACATTTACTTTGTTTTTTTTTGCTTGAAAATGCTTCATGAATGTGATCTTTGAATCTTCCCAAATATCCAAATGGTCTATATTTATTATGGTTTAACCTGTGACTACGTGTTTGACCTATATAAACCTTTCCATTTGTAGTATTAGTCATTTTATAAATTTGACCAACAACTTTATCTTTTTCACCAATATCTAATATCATTTTTATTTTATTATAGAGAGCGAGTTATATTTATATTATTATTTTAAAGAATGACTAGATGATTATATCAGTAAAATGTACCTATGCGAAATACACCTACCAGTAGAATTTACACCGTTTTCCCCAATAAGTATATCTACAACTTATTGGGCGGTCACCTGTTTGGGACAAAATCTATCCCCATCAAACGGTTTACTCCAAAGGTTTCCCAGTGGACCGGACTGTATCTTAAGCAAACTCAAGCTGATTAGGCTATCATCATTCACCCATACCCGTTCAGTCTCTGAACGCCTGTCATATCCTATCATAACGGACTTAGACAGTAACGCTGCTGATTATCCAATCCTTAACATTATTACCATTGGGTACGGCTACTAACCGTGTTCCCCTTATGACGTTTCCATCACAGGGTGGTAGTTAAGGCTCTAAGGACGTCCCAGAACAACAAGGTATGTCGCCGTTGTTATAAACAACGACTAGGAGGTAGCACCCTTTTAAGGCCCCCTGTTGCCAACCTTGATCTTTATTTTATGCGAAAATAATATGTTGACTGCGCGTTAAGCAGTCAACCAGTCGATCGGCATTGTAAGGTTTTGTGTCCGCGACGTTCATACGAAATGTGTCACCCTTCTTCATAATCTTAGCGATGTGGCACATCATACTCATCCTATGAAGACTGGGTTGTCTATTAAAGAGAACAGCATCCCCATCCATCATGTGACGGTGAACGATGTCTCCATTTTCAAGACGTATAGAAAGTCGGTCTACGTACCTTAGTGAAATATTTTCACCATTTTTTCGTTCAAGAATCTTGGCACCGGGATATGTTTCCGGACCATTCTGAACGAGTTTCATCAAGAAGTCGCGATTGCGGTCATTTACAGTAATAGGTTTGGTAATATTTGTGGCAATCTTCATGGGAACACCCAATTGTCGGATAGACAAATTGGGGTCACCAGTAATAACAGAACGAGCACTGAAATCAACACGCTTACCCATAAGATTACCACGAATACGTCCACCCTTACTATTCAAACGCCCAGTAATACACTGTAAAGGACGTCCAGAACGTTGTCGCAAACTATCCGCACCCTTGACTTTATTATTCACAATCATCGCAATGAAATACTGAAGCTGCGTTGATAAGCCTTCAATCACATTTGGAGAAGCCTCATTCGCAATTTTATCAGCCAAATCACGATTGTACTTGATAATGTTACTGTAAATGTGGGTCAAATCGTCCTCACTCCTTTGCTGTGCGTCATGCTTTACAGAAGGACGCATAGAAGGAGGGGGAACGGGTAACACTTGACAAACCATCCAATCTGGACGAGACCATAATGGACTGAATCCCATAAATGATACATCTTCATCTGAAATACGACGAAACGTTTTCAAAATGATTTCAGGTGTTAGACGTAGTTGAACGGAAGTCGGTTCACCACCATCTTCGGCCTCTACTTTGTCCCATGTTGCCATAATTGTAGCCATACCTTCCAGTTTTATACTACTTGGTTGTTTACAACCACACCCATTTTCAGAGAATTCACCACAACGCTTAGCCTTTGTAGCCGCATTATATACATAGTTCCATTTTTTGTCAGAGGGCATGTTATTTACGTGTTTATGATCGTTTTTATTGATTAGTAATTTACTACATTTATAGCAAATTGTTTTGCTGATTTTCATTATTTCTTTGATATGCTGAATGAAGAATACGGGACGCGCCAACTCAATATGTCCAAAGTAACCGGGTGTATCAATATACGTATATCCATCTGTCGGACAAATTATACCTGGTTCTAATACACCCATTCGTGAATCGAATAAGCCATTAGGGACAGGTTTGTTGTTTATGTATGTATCACGCGTAGTAACTTCTACCACTGAATTCTTACGAATTTCTTCAGGTGATAACATACTAAACTGTACACCAATGATACGAGAAGGTTGTTTCGATTCGGTCATATTTGCAATTAAACCCTATAATTATACTGTTTATATTTTTATATCCTTCTTTTCAATTTTCTATAATCTAAAAAATTGAAAACTATTTTCATATACTATTTAACACAACTATTTAAAGATTATATTAAACCTAATACAATGCCAGCTAATATTGACAAGAAAACCTCATCTAAGAAGACTACCAATAAGAAGGAGTCTTCTAATAAAAAGATGAAGCTACGTAAGTCAAAAGATTCTGATTCTGAAAGCAGTGAAGAAACGGAATGGGAATCTGAAAGCGACTCTACATATGAACCTCCTAAAAAACATAGGAAGTATGAAGAGGAAGATATTGAAGAAAGTGATGACGAAGAAAGTGATGACGAAGAAAGTGATGACGAAGAAAGTGATGACGAAGAAGATGGTGAGGAACCTTCAATTAGTCGCAGTGAAATACAAAAACTGGTTTCTAAGATATTCCCGTCAAAGTATATGAATAAGCGTGCCAAAACAACGGATAAACTCGAACAAAAATACACAAGTAAGAAAAATAATGAAAAATCAAGTTCATCCAAAGGAAAAAATAAGAAATCACGCAAATATGAGTCTTCAACCGAAGAAGATTCTGACGATGATTCTGAAGAATACGACGACGAGGACGCAGACGATGGATTTTACAACATTCTTTTGGTAGACGGACAAGGTGACGAAGATGATGAAGAATATAACGAAGATGATGACGATATTGAATGTGATAGTGAAGATGAGAAAACATTTATGAAAGAAAATTATCAAGAAGTTGAAGTTCCCACATCTGAAAAGAAGAAGAAAAACAAGAAGTCTAAAAAACAATTCAAACATAAAGATACATCAGAAGAAGAGGTTGAATTAGCAGATGCCGAAAAGGATTACCTTGAATTGGTTGATTTGAAAAATACTACTTTGAAAAAACTGAATAATAATCCTAAGAGCAAGGTTTTACTAAAAGCTATTCGTGGATATGACGAGTCTATTAAAGAATTGGTAAAGAACACTCGTGTTACTAATGCTAAAAATTATCATAAGCTAATTCATGCCGACAAGAAACGAACCAATGAGATTGATTATTTCAAGAAGAAGCTTTCAAATAAAGAGCAACTTACAGTTATGAAACACTTAAAGGAAATTAACTCACATACGAATATTGAGAAGCCATATAGATTAGCTCTTCTTGATACAAATATGCCTGCTAAATTCAAGGCAGTCGCAATGCAAAAGTTAAGTATGTTGAAGTCGATGGAAGTCGGTGATAATGAGTATTTCAAGGTGAAAAATTGGGTAGATACATTTATGCGTATTCCTTTCGGAATTTACCGTAATCTATCAATCTCAATGGTAGATGGAATTGATGCGTGTCACGATTATATGGAGAATGCTATTACGACTCTGGATGACTGTGTATATGGATTAAATGATGCTAAGCTTCAAATCATGCAAATGGTAGGACAATGGATATCTAATCCATCTGCTATGGGTACTGCGATTGCTATCAAAGGTCCTATGGGTACAGGTAAGACCACACTTGTGAAAGAGGGGATTAGTAAAATTCTTGGACGCGACTTTGCTTTCATCGCACTTGGTGGAACTGGAGATAGTAGTTTCTTAGAAGGACATTCATACACATACGAGGGAAGTAGTTGGGGTAAAATCGTACAAACCTTGATTGATAGCAAGTCAATGAACCCAGTCATTTACTTTGATGAGTTGGATAAGGTGAGTGATACCCCACGTGGCGAAGAAATTATCGGTATTCTAACTCATTTGACAGATACTTCTCAAAATAGCGAATTTCACGATAAGTACTTCTCTGAAGTGAATTTCGACCTAAGTAAGTGTCTATTTATCTTCAGTTACAATGACGAAAGTAAGGTCAATCCTATTCTTCGTGATAGAATGTATCGTATTCAAACCAAGGGGTACGATGCTGCTGAGAAGGTGATTATCTCACGCAAATATCTCCTTCCCAAAATTCGCGAACAAGTCAACTTTAATGAAGGCGATGTTATCATTCCAGATGAAACCATCAAACATATTGTTGCGAGCGAATGTATGACTAAGGAAGAGGATGGTGTTAGAAATCTCAAGAGATGCTTAGAGATTATTCATACTAAGTTGAATCTCTTTAGACTTATGAAGAAAGATACCCCACTCTTTGATAAGGATATTAAGTTAGAGGTGAGCTTTCCATTTACAGTTAATCCCAAAGAAGCCGATTTACTAATTCATAGTAGTGAAAAAACACAAAATCAAAGTTTCTTAGCAATGTACGTGTAAATTATTATGTAATAATCTAAATAAAAATAAAAATAAAAAAGGGGATAATACCTCTTTTTTATTTTTCATGAATGTGATAAAATTGATTTTTTACTGGGTACACAATAATGATTATAATTATTTTATTATTATAATGAATCCATCCAGTGAAACCAAAGACGAACCCACATATAAATTATGTGAAAATACGGATTGTGAAAGATACCCGGATGATGAAGATTTTGATAAGGAAAATGAAGAAGAATATGAACCGTCCGGTCAATGGCTAAAATGTAACTTATGTGATGGATATTTTAATGACAATGGATTCAATGATATATTGTTTATTGAAGAAGAGCCTAATAATCAAAAAGGTGGATGTGACTTATGTGGTAAAGAGGATGATATAGTTCAAATGAAGGGATCAGGAGAGTACCTATGTGGCAATGGGTGTGACGAAGATAGTGATGATGAAGATAAATAAACAATAAAAATACAGGGGTTACATATCAAATATACATTTTACAGCATTCTCAATATACATATTTTCTATATTACCCGTTATTTTTTTAAAATTATCTGTGTCTTTAATTGTTACAGATTTCTTATCGTGGGTTACTACGCTGTCATATGTTTCTATACTTGGATAATTCAAACAATTCATTAAATCTGGCACGGTATCGTAATAATATTGAATAGAGTTATTACTACGTTTGTTATTCAATTCACCATCAATTAATATCAAATTACCAATGCGATCCAAATCTATTTTATTGTCATTTTCCCAACCAGATGAAAATACAAACACATGGTCTATGTTTTGCTTCTTTTGAGTATAAACATAGGGGACTCTATTGTTATAGTATAAACTTAAAAGCAATCTATAAGGAAATGATAACCCACGACGTCGCTTTGGACGGTCTTCGCATTTATATGGTTGGTTGTAATAGTCTACTATGTCTTTAAACAAAGATGTCATTCGTGTGGTTGTAATAGTCTGACTTACTTGTTCGGGAGTTTTTATTATACTATTCACTTTGGTTTGAATTGCTTTTCCCCCGACTTGACACCTAATATCATCATTTACTATATATTTATCTCGTTTATCTTTTGGTATATAGTCTAATAAATAATGATAGCATATTGTTCGTTTTAATATAGTATGTATCTCCTTTTCAGATATTTTATTATCGCTCATCAATTCCAATAGTTTAATGGTAGTTACAATTAATACAATTAGTGGTGTCTTTTTCAACGTTAATTGCGAATCTTGTTTAAAATGATATAAATCTATTGTAGGCGGACAAATCTTATTCACGATTGAACTTAATACTTCTAATGATTTTATAATGGATTCACTGAAATGTTGGATATTTTCTGTTGTAAAATGATTTGGTTGTAATCCGTAAAATATATTGGTTAAATCAAATAATTTATGAAATACACCTATCCCGTCAGTTGTATCTGAATCAAAATTGGGTATTAACTGATATTTTTCACTACAGTAGTTTTGAAATGATATCAAAAACTCAGTCCCGTTCATCTTTTCCACACTACTATCGGGGCGATAGCATTCTAATATCTCGTCTTCTTGGCGTTCATTATAATATTGATTTAATTGTTTGTATAAATCTGTTTTTAAACCTGGATTAAAATCAAGATTAAAATCGTTAGCACATAATAGGGTTGCGGCTAATATATCGTTTGATGACAATGGATTACTATTCATATTAATATTTGAAAAAATTTGAGATAATTGGTCTGTTGATGGATTATTAAATATAACCAAATTCATAAAAACATTGGTATGGAAAAACTCACCACCAGATATTTTTAATACAGATTGCACGATTTCTACCTCATCTTCAATATATTCAACCATATCGTCTTCCAAACTTTTCCAGTAAATACTTAATTCTTCATTTTTTAAGCGGTTTATATAACGAGTCATTCGCCTTATTCCCATGAATGTGGGATAATCTATATTTGATAACATATCTATAAATGCTTTATGTTTTGATCCTGAATACCGAAGTTCATGAAAATTATTACGGAATATGTCTAATGGGTGATTATAAAAATAGACTATAGCATTTATGCGATTATTACCATCTATGTTTACGTATATTTCGTTTTTGTCTTCTATATACTTTGCGATAGTGATTGCTTCTACGGAATAACACGTATCGTATAAGAATTTTATATAATCATGATAATTTGATTTTTTAGAATTGGGAATTGGTTGTTTACCCCATTTCTTTCGTCGTTGGCATTTCGGATTTCGAATACGTTTTTGATTAATTAAATTCACAAGTTGTTCTACCGACCAATTTTCAGATTTGGGTCTCATTCCATTGATAGATGATGCCATTTGAATATAATAGTATATCCATAAAACTTTATGCTATTTATGTAATAATACAATAATATAAAAAAATCATGTATGTTATTATAGTAACCATGGAGCCAACTGAAGATATATTACATATGGCTGAAGCAAAAATTCACATTGAACGTTTGGCAACAGAACAGAGAACAACCGAATATAACGCAATTTTATCTTCTATTAACCACTATTTAAAGAATAATTGTAAACATGAAGATATAATAGAAGATTATATTGATATTACACCTGAACTCGCACAGAAAATTAGGTACTGTAATCAATGTGGATTGAATATGTAAAAAATACATAAAGATGATGTAATATGAATCGTATATGGAAAAACAAATTTTGGTTGTATGTGTTGTAATAGGTACAATTATGTGTATTGGATGTGTGTATATGATATGCCGAATGTTGTGCGATTGGACGAAATCTACTGATTACCTCTTATCGGATGAAGAATCAGACGATGAAGGATATATGACTTGGAGACAAGTAGAATAAAAAATACAATTTATGCATCATTTTTTATTTGAATTTAGAATTATACACCCATAGAAGTATAGCTCATACGACATATAGGACATTCGTCACATCGGGGATGACAAGAATCGCATATATAATGGGCGCATCTGGGAATTATTAATTTTTCATTTTCAATAGTGTCGTAACATATCGGACATTCTTCTTTTATATCTGAAATATTATAAGCAGCATGAAGTTTATTAATTAGATTGTTTTCACTCAATGTGTGATTATTTGTTTCGCGGTATAATACTCGTTTTGCTTTTCGTAATTGACGTTCATTATATACCAAATCATCCTGTAGTTCATCTATGTCATTGTAGGCGATGTTTAATTTAGTTCGCGTATGATTAAACCTACAAAGTAATACGCTATATTTCTGTTCGTATACACCATCGTTTTGTTCCACATGATAAGGAATATGTTTTTTATGATATACAACATATATTTTCCCTTCAATATTGCCAGTTTCATCGTTAACTTCACACTTATCTACACCAACATAACTGGTTGCGTATTTGTAGGGTGGTTGTCCTGGGGTTAACGATGGAAATGATTCTTCTTCTTTGTATGGGTCAAATGTAGCAGCAAATTGCGTTTCAAATGATTTCTTTTCAGGTATATATTCAATATTCAGTTGTTCTTTGTCAGATGAAATATTCATATTCGCAATATCATTCCCGGTATGAGTAACCCCATCACGGTCGATAAACCCAATAACTACGGTTTGTTCTGGAATACTAAAGCTATATATATGTCTGGATTCTGATTTATTTTTTGTGAGATTTTCCAAATCATAATCGGTGACTCCGATTACATCTTTTATAAAACTATCAAAAGCTAATTTAAATTTAGTATCGCGTGTAATTGTCATTTTGACTTGATTATATTAATTACTAAGAATATATAAGTAATTTTTGGAATCAATTTTATATCATATCGTTGACATGGTATAAACTATTTATGGACCTATTTGTGATTCAGGTGCTATATTATTACCACCTCGTATTTTTAATCGTTTGATAATTTGGTCCTCATTCAAACACGTTCTACCAAAAGAATTAAGTTGTTTTCCATCAGCACACCTTGGCTTACCTTTAACAATACCAAACTCGGCTATTTGTTTAGGCTTAGCATTAGGACAGCATTGTAAATCTTTAAATCCGTGTACTTTTCTGCATGAAATAGGTTCAGGTGTTTCTCCTAACGCAGTCATATAATTATTTGTAGCGTTCAACTCTTCAAAGTTTTCAGTTACACTTTTATATGCTCTATCGGAAGTGTAGGGTACTACACGTATAGAACTACATAAACAACCTACGATAACTATGTATATTATCACAGCAAGAAATATATATCCCCAATTCATTTTATACATAATACATATACTTTTTTGCCTACTAAAGTTATTTGTCACAAACCAACATAAAAACTCATTCATAAATAATACTATTAGTGATGTCAGTATTAACAAACGATGAACGCCTCAACTTAAAGAAGATGATTACTGAATCTGATTGTGATGATAATACAGATAATATACGACGTCTTAAACATAGTGTATTGATGAGAGATGATATTCGCAAGTTAGATACTTTAAAAAATACTCATAGTGATATGAAAAATAACGATAATGATCAGTTTAGTTTGATATGTCAAAACGAGTGTCAATTTTTGTATACAAATTACACTGATATATTTAATAAACTTGTCAAGGATGAGTTAGACTTAACCATTATGACTAAACTCCTTACTGTGTTAAAGCTTATTGAAGATTCTAACGTCGACCAACATGAAGGGTCTGTTATGGTCGGAAAAATATTAAAAGAACTTTATGTTGATAGTGCTACCAAAAGATTAGATAATCTTGATAAAGAACATGATAAAGAACCCATGTCGGAAGGGAAAGCTATTTCATGGAAACAATTTAAGCAGATGAAATAAATTTTATTGAAATAATATAGACATAAATCGTGTATATTATTATAATCATGTCTGACTTTGATAATGGCTTATATTACAAGATGGCAGGGGTAACAAAATACCGAAAACATTTACATCAGTCTAATAGTGTACCTAATTATGCAGTCCTATATATTAGTACTGATAATTCTGAATTACGTCAGAAATACACTTCTCTAAGTCAAGCACATAATGACAAAATGTTTACATCAGTTTATCCTGATTCTGGCGTTGACTTGTACGTTCCTGATGATGTAACATTTGATAAACATTTTGAATCTAAGTTTATTGATATGCAAATAAAAACAAAAATGATTTACCATGACACCGCAACTATGTCAAGAATTGGTTGTGGTTTCTACACACATCCACGTTCAAGTATTTCAAAGACACCATTAATGCTTGCTAATCATACTGGTGTGATAGATTCAGGATATAGAGGAAATCTGATTGGGGCATTTAGGTGGTTACCATCAGGCGAAGATACGTCGTATACTGTTATTCAACATACACGACTTCTTCAGGTTTGTCATCCATCGTTGTGTCCGGTTTATATTCAAGTAGTTGATGAAATAGAGGATACTACTGAACGCGGTAGTGGTGGATTTGGTTCTACTGGCAAATAAATATCCTATTGATAAATATATATGAGTTCATTTTTATCAATAATTACTGTATATGATATATGACGAAGAGACTATAGACGAAATACAATTACATAAAGGAAAATATTATAATAAAAAACGTTCAAAAACAAATGGCAGGGTAATTGCGTTTGACTTGGATGAAACCCTCGGCTCATTTACAGATTTAGAAATATTGTGGTCAGCATTACAACACTTTACAAAAAAATATGTTCCTATTGATTTTAATAAACTATTAGACATATATCCCGAGTTTTTAAGATACGGCATATTACATATTATTGAATTTTTAATACAAAAGAAAAAATCAGGGCAATGCAAACAAATTTATATCTATACAAATAATCAATGTAAATATAATTGGGTTGATTTAATTTCCTCCTATTTTGACTATAAATTAAAGACAAATACGCCTATTTTTGATAAAATTATACGAGCATTTAGAATAGGTAATACAAGAATTGAACCAAATAGAACAAGTACTTCAAAAACTTTTTCTGATTTTATTAAATGTACGCTGTTACCCATTAAAACGGAGGTATGTTTTATAGATAATTATGAATATAAAGATATGAAATCTGACCGCGTTTATTATATTCAACCATATTCATATACTCATCATTTGTCTACTCAAGACATTATAAAACGCTTTGTTAATTCGGATATTTACAATACATTTACTAATGAACCACATGTTCTTCATAGGTTTATAGCTGATTATTTTTTAACACGCAATCACATTACGAATGGGAATCCTATGATTCAAGATTTAAAACGTGACATTGTTGTCGCACAAAAAATAATGTATCATTTAAAAGAATTTTTTTATTTGACTACCAAACGTAGACGAACACAGAAGAAGAATTTTAATATAGGACATATTACTCGTAAAAATTTACGATAGTTCTTCATATGCCATAAGTATCAATTGTTCTTCAATACTCATTTTCTGGAATGTATAACAATCGTCATATTTATATTGTATAAATCTTCGCTGGCTATTCATGCATAATACATGAACTCCATTATCTAAAAATTTTATATCAGTTACTATACCTCCATTTGTCAACTTATTTGTTCCGCTTCTTATCCATCTTACCATTTTTCCTTTATGTAATTCATGTACTTCGTCTACAACCCTATATCCATTTAATTTTACCAAGACTATTTCTTTCTCCTCTTTGGATAATCCTATTTCGTCCAATTTATCTTGTATTTCACGTTCTACATCACTTGTGGTTTTGTTATCAAGATAATCATTTTTTGTAGTTTCAATAGATTCTAATAAATTATCTATATCCAATGTAGATAATAATGAAGGGTCGTTCAATGCATCTTCAAAAATTTGATTTATATTCGGACTATCTGTTTTTTCCATTCTATATTCTAATGATATAAAGTATATTCTCTTCATATCATTTACATTACTTCCACTACACTCGCAATTGCTTCGTCCATTTGAATGTCAGATAGTATCGTCATTGAATCGTCAATTGGAGTTAATATTTCATTTGCTACCGCAACAGCACTTATATTCACTAATAAAAACATCGCACTGCTAAAAATAATTTGTGCGTCGTATTTTTGTAGCACGTGATTACGATAGGGATGAAACCGATAAATTAAAAATATACAGACTATTACTTGCATCATGGTTTTAAACATATATAAATATTCAGAATTAATGTAGATTACGCCCATAAAAATAAGTCCATAGGCTATTAATAGTATAGTCGGTAATACACCATAATATTTACCTATTATATCTGTTATATTATCCAGTATTCTGTGTGATACCATTCTTAATATACTATATATTATGTAAATATAATAAACATTTTGCATTAGGAATAGTAGATGAATGAATTAATAGGAAAACGATATAATCTATGTGAACGATTAGGTAATGGTAATTTTGGGTCGGTTTATAAAGGAAAACATTATAAAAATAACACCGATGTAGCTATCAAATTTGAAGATATAAACTCGAATATTAAATTACTACGACATGAAACAACTATACTTAAATATCTATATGAACGAGATACACGTAATATACCTGCTGTTTCTTGGTTTGGTATACATAATCATTACACTTGCCTCGCTATGACATTGTACGAATGTTCATTATATGATTATGTTATTGCTAAGGGAAATTTATCTGTATCTAAAATACACTCTATTATATACCAATTAGTCACTATTTTGAAATCAATACATGATAATGGCGTAATACATCGTGATATAAAACCACAAAATATTATGGTAAAAGCCGGTGAATTATACTTAATTGATTTTGGATTTTCTACTATTTTCATTGATGAAGATGGAGAACACGTACCTGACGATTGTAGCGAACATATCATTGGGAGTCCGAAATATGTCAGTTACAATATTCATACTGGGTCTGTATCATCCAGACGGGATGACCTTATTTCTCTTGGGTATTTATATCTATTTTTACATGAAAAACAATTATCATGGGAAAATATTGGGGATGATACAAGTATTAATGACGAATATGAGGAAACAAGTATATATCACTATAAAAACATATTACGACAAGAGATGAAACAAATATCTAATATTGATTTTACTTCTACTAATCACGACCATAATTTGCAAAATTATTTAAAATATGTATATAACCTGAAATATGAAGAAATACCGAATTATGCAGCTATTTTCAACATGTTTAATTATAATTAGTCATTGTTTCGGTACATGAACCCTCCATTGGAGAGACATCAAATGTAGATTCCTCGCCAGTAGCTGCTGCGGGTTTGGATTCATCTGTTACAGGTGGAACTTCTCCTTCAGTTACAGGTGGAACTTCTCCTTCAGTTACAGGTGGAACTTCTCCTTCGGTTACAGGTGGAACTTCTCCTTCAGCTTCGGTTGGGGCGTCTCCTTCAGCTTCGATTGGGGCGTCTCCTTCAGCTTCGATTGAGTCGTCATCTAACCCTTCTTTTAAATTACTGACTGAGTTCATATACACACTTACCCCTAAAGATATTAGTAATACTAATAATAAAAACACGATTGACATCATCTTGCGCATAGGCATTTTATAAATATATAATTACTTCATATATTTATACCTACATGAAAGGGTATAAAAAGATTTTTGAGTATTATGTATACAATATAGTATTATGAGTTCCATAGGAGAAACAATTAAAACTGGCGTAATTGGAAAGGTAAAATGGTTTAATAATAAAGCTGGATATGGGTTTATTACTGTAACTGAAGCTGGGGATTATAATGGGAAAGATATTTTTACACATTATACGGCTGTGAAAGTAACTAATTCACAATATAAGTATTTGATTCAGGGTGAATATGTAGAGTTTGAACTTGTAAAACCCGATTCTGGGTCACATGAGTACAAGGCAATGTCAGTTACTGGTATATCTGGTGGCGAATTAATGTGCGAAACACGTAATGATTCAAGACGCACCCATGAATCTGATGAATTCACCACTGTAAGAAACAATAAACGCCGTACACCAACTATCAACGCATAATTTCAAATAGTAAATAAATATTTTACTTACTATTCCATCTAATTTACCATAGATTTTTCTTTATCAATCGTTACTTCTCTGAGAACATTCTTATCATCTTCTGATTCTGTTCGATTAATAGTTGTTTGAACTCGTTATTTTGTTTTACCAACTCAAATATTGTATTCGACAATACTTTTATATCCATATCTTTATTTAATGGGGCATTTGGAGTATCATCAATCGTATTATGTGTTTTACATGTTCTTTTATGATTACATAAACTTGACATATGTTTGTATTCTTTTCCACAATCGCAAATATAGGTTCGTAATGGCATTTTGATATTAGGATTTGTTAGTAATTTATGTTTAGGTGTATTTAAATGTGTAGCATAATTACTATGTTTGGTGCTTGTAAAGTTACATTTTTCACAATTAAATTTTAAGGCCTTTTTTTCATCTTTCAGATTCGGTATTTCAATGGTGTTGTTATGTTCCATTTTAAGATGCCTTGGTCGTTTATTATGTTCTTCTTGCAATTTACGTGTATTAAAATAGACCCTACAAGAAGAACAAAAAAATACTTCTTTCTGGGGTTTGATGACAACTTCCTTTTTGGGTTTTCGTGGCGGTAAAGGTTCAATGCTGTTTAGTGTTGCGTTATATTCTTCAAAATATTGTTGTTCTTGTTTCTTCGCGGAATACAAATCTTCGCAATTATGAAAAGCAATAATTTCCATCGTCCAATTATCCCATCCCAGATTGTCACGTATAACCTTATATACTTTACAATTATAGTTCACTGATTTTGTATTTATACAGCTTTGTTTATGTGCGTATTTCCTTTGGACGAAGTTAGTAGTATGTCCTATATAAAGTTCTTTTACAGAATGGTCTTTACAAAAAATCTTATAAAATATGGTATTTGAATAATCAATCTTAACCTTCGGCATCTTATATTATATATAGTATAAACCTTTTATATTATTAATATTATAAGATATATACATACTTTACAACCTAATATACTTATTTCCATCTAATTTACCATAGATTTTTCTTTATCAATCGTTACTTCTCTGAGAACATTCTTCATTACTTTATCTTCAAATAATCTGGTTTCTTCTTTTCCACATCCTCCAAGTGATGATTCGGAATATTTAAAAAACTTTTCGTAGTTTTCGGTTCCCATTATACCCACATCAGGAGTTGAATCATACCATATGGGACGCATTCTTTCGTTTCTATTAGCTACTCCTTTAACTGCCTTACGTAACTTCACTTTATCCTCATCTTTTTCCCATTTGTCGTCATCCTTAATATATACAGTTTCACGCTTCAAATCAGTACAATGAAGTGGGCGGTCATGGATTTCCATTTCATTTATCCGTTCTACGATGATATTTGAAATACCATCTATAAATCCACGTTCTCCGGTTTCTATGAAATCCTGTATGGATATATTGATGGATTTTACAAAGTCTTTTAATGTCATTGCGTTCTTGCATTTCTCGTTTAGAAATACATTTAGATTGAATTTATTGTTACTGTTTATATTCGTGTTATTCACAGTATTATTACCCATATTCTTTGACATTTCAACGATACTTGACGTTAATTCATCATTTTTCTTAACCAATTCTAAAATAGTGTTTGTTAACAATTCATAACGGGTATCTTCATTTTGGATTGATACCGATTCGTGTACGTTTTCGTTATTCGTTTTACATGTTCGTTTATGGTTACATAAACTTGACATATGTTTGTATTCTTTTCCACAATTGCATCTATATGTAGCTGAGTTTTTTGAGTATTTTTCATTCGGATTTGTTAGTAATTTATGTTTTCGTGTTAAAATATGACGTGTATAATCTTGTTTATTACTGCAGTTAAACTTACAAATATCGCAATTAAATTTAGAAAGTTTTTTTAAGTTTTTGTCCTTAGGCATAATTCGTATATATTACTAATCGAAAATACTCCTAAATCATTTATCACATAATATACTTATTTTTCTATGCTAACAAAAAATAACATGAAACTATGTAAATTGCTGCTTATACGTCTAAAACGTATTTCTGGAAAACCTGTTTTCAAATTCTTCATCGCGGATTTTCATTTTGGACATTTATTTTATGTCCAATTTCAAATTCCTCTACCAATTCTTTTTTGCACTTTTATACATTTTCAGCATAACATTATTTAAATTTAGAATAGAATATGTAAATAAAAAAAAGAGCGTCCTCTGATTGTTTCCCGTTGTCGAGACGGAGTGATTAACGTAGTAATTAATACCACACTGTTATCAAAACATTAGTACAAATTCTAAACTAATTATTCAGCATTGTTATTACTTTAATAATAAACCCATTTTGATTGTTATCATATAAATAGTTTATAGGTGATCAGTCTATTTACTATTCGTACAATTGGCAACTAAACAAGTCATTATTAAATTAATACTACATAGAGGGAACGGGGCAATAAATTGTCCGGATGATATTATCATCTTTTATACACGGTCGAATGTGCTTTTCACGCTATCTACGGCTAATCTTACTTTAACACGGAAGGCATTTTGTGCTCCTAAGGCTTACCCCATGTTCTTAACATCCACTTTTGTCGTTTATATCCACTGTTGTCGTGCCAGATTAGAAGCACTATATTTATTTTTATTATTTTTGGTTTTGGTTTTATTCAGAGCGTCCTCTGGTTGCTTTCCGTTGTCGAGACGGTTTTGACGGTATACCAGTATGGGGAGAACATAGGGTATACCTGTAATATCAATCTTGTGCAAGGTCTAAACAAGATTCCGCATCATTGAACTTTTTAATAATAATTATTAATCTATTCAATTACACAAAGGGAACGGGGTAATATATATGACCCAAATAATTAACATCACCCCCCGAGCCTACGTTTTACCGCTTCTCGGGAACTAGCAATTCAAATAATACAATTACGTAAGTGAACACACTGGAACCTTACGTAAGCGATTATGTTTGAGAGTACCTATTATAGTGAATGAGGTGAATTATCTTTTATACACAGTCGCCTGTGCTTTTCACGCTTTATGTGTCTAACTTTACGTTGGGCCAAGTTAGAAGCCCATAATATGATGTCTATTTAATCAGAATTTAAATAGACGTCATATACAATACATACTAAGATAAATGTCACAATTAATCCTGTTATAACGCTTTCGACCATTTTATTTGTATTTGTATACTAATAATAGTATATGAAAATGTTTTTCAATTTTTCGTACGACCATACGTGAATCGAATCTTAATATACAATATGATAATGCATTCACTCATATTGTATACTAATAATAGTATATGAAAATGTTTTTCAATTTTATTCGTAGAACCGTACATATAAAATTGATTTACTTTATGTTATGCAAACAAATACATAATAAAATAACAAACATATAATAAAATAACTAATATGTCAAAGAGAACTCGTCTTACGAAAAAAGACAAGCAAAACTGTATGTTGTGTGATAGTTCTCGTCATCATACAGCGCAATGTATGAGCACAATGAAAGGAAAAATATTTAAAATAAACAATCTTTGGTGTGTTGAATCCCCCGATTTCAATTCATATACATTAAAGGAGCTGAAATTTATCTCGTTTTATAACCAATATGAAAAAAGTCTTGAGAGTAGTGATGGTATGGGCGATCCAAATTTAAATACGAAATATGGTTGGAACCCAATTTCATTAACCTTATCTAAAACCCGAATGGTAAAGGCATTAAATGAAAGATGGAAGATTCGTCGTCCATTATTGGAAAAATATAATCACAAACCAGAAGAAATAGATAATGAATGTCCTATATGTTATAATGCGATTCAAACACAGTTGTTTAATTATCGCGATTCAATCTGGGTAAGTAATTATAATATTGGAACAGTAAAAACCACATGTAATCATTACTTTTGTGGTGATTGTTGGGATAAGGTGAAGTGTGTTAATACATGCAAATCATGCCCGTTATGTAGAACTCATGTAAGTGAATGGGACACCCGGATATATATAAATTGAAAAATAGATTAATTAGACAAATGGGTTCTCCCATTTTTCTTTTGTATATCCTACCAAATTATTATATATCAGCCTATTGTAAATGAAAGAATATATATCATTAAAAGAGTTTTTAGATATATTTAAAAGTTCAACGAAAAAAGATACATTTGAAAAATTCTATAGTAAAGCACAAGTAAAATCTGGAAATAAGTTGACAAAATTATCCGAATATGTAAAATCAAAGAATATAAATATGGATGATATCCGATTATTGCATAATCATATTAAAAACCGGGATGAATATTTAACCCGTTTTTATACAATGTCTTTACGAATAAAGGAACCAAAAATACACAATGTTCTCACTCTTATGAAAATAAATGAGTTAGATAATAACAAAGAACCCTTGTATAAAAATGCAATCCGAAGTATGCATATGATAGATATATTACAAAATACAAAATCAGGTATTGAGAACATTCCTACTTATATGGATGTATTAAATGACTTATACCTTAAAAACATTATAGATTACAAGATATTGACACCAAGTTCTCTATTTTATATGAATAATGGTAGATTAGGTAGTGTATTCTCCTCGTATTATTTCAGAGCATCCATCATGAACCCGTATTTAGTATATTCATTGAACCATCGATTATTAAAAGGTACGAAAATATTTACACCTACATTGGGGTGGACTTCATATTGTTATGGATTTATGGAATGCCCTATGGTAACTGAATATGTAGGAACAGATGTAATCAAAAGTGTGTGTGATAAAACAAGTAAATTCGCGAGAGAAAATTACAAAGACAAACCGGTAGACATTTACTGTAAACCATCCGAAGAATTGATGAATATACCCAATTTTGTAAAGAAATATAGAGAACATTTCGACGTAGTATTTTTCAGTCCGCCTTATTATCGTCTCGAATTATACGAAGGAAAGAATCAAAGTACATCAAAATACAAGACATATGAAGATTGGTTACATAAATATTGGGAAAAAACCATACAATTATGTGAATATGTTCTCCAACCTGGGGGTAGATTATGTTATATTGTTTCTGGATATGGTTCTGACAAAACAACAAATAATTTAAATTTAGTAGAAGATATGAATAAAATAACTAAGAAATATTTTACATATAAGAGAACATTACCAATGTATAATAAGAACGTTCATGTGACAACCCATAAGGAAACAGGAGAACAAATCATATTATTCACAAAGTAAATCTAATACTAATGTATAATGGAAACTTATATATTAGTAGCATTTTTGATAGCTATCATATGGGGGTTATCACCTATCATGTATAAACATTTATTAGACAAATATCATCCAACTTCTGTGCTCGCATTTGTATCTATAGCGTATTTTATATGTGTGTTTGTAATGGGTTGCTGTAACCACCAATCAATACTTGATGACTACAATAAAATAGACTTCAATGATGTATGTTGGGTGATTTTAGTGTCAGTTTCGGGTTTATTTATAGCAAATATACTACAAGTAACTGTATTGAAAGATAATGATCCATCTATAGTTTCCCCAATTATTTATTCATGTCCATTAATTACATTATTGGCAGTCTATTTATTGTTTAATACGACTCTGAATATAGAGTGTTTGTTTGGTTCATTTTTAATTGTATCCGGAGTACTATGTATATCTATGTGTTCGGATAATCGTAAACAACGTATGGATTTAAATAAATTATTCAAGTTGGCATAATATTTCTTCTGGATAATCCATATCCTTAAGCACACGGATGGCTCCTTTGATATGTGATATGCCTTTTTTAATTTTATATTTGTATTCATATTTCCCATCATTGAGAACATTGACATCCATTTTATAATTTTGTATATATTTTGATTGTTTGAAATGTTTACAAATCTTCTTGTAATGTGTTGTTAATAAGAATGTTACATTATTATGATCGGACAAATAATTCAGGAATGCTTTACCTGCTTGTTCTGCTTCTGTTGGATTTGTTCCCGAGTATAATTCATCAAATATACAGAAATGACGCTGATGTGTGTCATTGTTCTCAATAATAATATCTATAATGTCTTTACATCTTCGTGATTCAGCTTGGAATAAACTATCACGTTCAGATGTGTCCGGTATATTTAAGTAAGAATGAATATGTGTATATGGTATAATATTCGCCTTTTTATAGAACCCACATCCAAATTGTTGTGAGAATATGATATTAATAGCACTTGTTTTCAATATAGTTGTCTTACCTGCTTTATTAGGAGCTGATATAATCATATTTTTATCAAATTTACATGTATTTTTGACAGGGTTCTCGTTAATTAATGGTGGATAATATTGTTCTTTTATTTCACATTTATTATTGATATCAAAATCAGCAAAACATACATTACCACTCTTTACATTGTCACAAATACCGTTTATATTATCTATATATCCTTCAAATCCCATGGAGAACTTGATACTATTTTCATAGTTAGGGTTCTCATATATATGATAAAAACACTTCATTAAAACCCCAGTACTCGTGAAATTACTGACAGTGTTCTCAAATGGTTTAATTTCATTCAATTCATCACATAATAATATCAAATGATCTCGATGTGATTTTGCTTCTTCACAGAAAGGTTTATATGCATGACAATCATTCGTAATATTTAAAAATGAATTGATTTTATTGATAGAGTTCTCGGCATATTCACGTAAATCTATGATAAGTTTGTTTATTTTTTGAATGTTATTATAATAACGAGTACATGAATTCACATTCTGGTATATTTGTAACATATATAGACCGAGTGTAAATAGTAAATATACGATTTTTTCCCAACCAAATGACTGCATTGCTGATATTGTTTTCCCAATAAAATGGTGTTTCGCGAGATTCTTTAACATATCCATATAGGACGTAAATGAAATAGGAATTCCCTGTATTTTAAGGAGAATAAACGGAAATAATAAAAATAGGAAGGGAATTATCAAGCTAATTAATGGAGATGAAATATTAACAAAGGACATAAATTGCAAAAATGTGGATGAATGATTGAAATCTCTAATTATATCCCAGTCAATATAACTATACCGTTCAAGGAATGTTTTATCTTGTTTCACGGTATCCCAAATATCGAATATACGGTGACAATCCAGTTTATAATTACAATGTTCTCTAACTATATCAAAACGATTGATAATTGTTTTTGTATTTTCTAAAAAATCAATATCAGTTGTATACTGTTTCTCCCAGTTAGGTATTAATAATTGAGAAAATGAATGTGATGGTTTAAATAAATAATTATACATGGATTTATCTGATTGAGAACCATTTGTAGACTGTATAAGTTCTAAATCTGAGGATACAATATCAGAAAGAGAATGTAAAGTCGACTTATCTAAATAAGAGATAGGAAGTTTAAATGACTGGATTTGTTCTCTTTGAAATGGTGTATGTAATAGTACATTCTGATTACTTACGTCAAGTGTGAGTGAAGGAATAATAGGACGGTTATTTAGATTGAATAATTGAATAAACCCCATGTTATACTATATTTATGAATGATTTATGAGAATATAACGTAATAGAAAATATAGAGAACAAACCAATATAAAAAATTGTCACTTATATATACATCAATTAAATAAGATGATAACCTATACTCTCGACCAATTTACCGATATAGCGTTAAACTTAAATAAACATATATTACCAGACGATGTGTTATCTGTATACGACAAATTACTAAAGGATTTAAATATAAATACTCGCACAGTCGAATACGAACAAAGGGAAAAAAGATATAAACGACAAAAAAATAACAAACCAGAATTATTATCTTCAGGAAAAGTGGTTGAATTTAAGCAAAAAGAAGTTGTCGTGAAGACAGATTATGAGAAAATTATGATAAATATTCGGGCGTCATTAAACAAATTGTCATCAAAAAACTATGACACTCAGACCGAATTATTAAGATCATACTTAGACGAATTATCCAGTTTAAATGATGAATCATACTTCATGGAATGTTCTAACTATTTATTTGATGTAGCATCTAAGAATAAATTTTATTCTGAAATGTATGCTAATTTATACGTCGAACTATCGAAATTATACCCTATTTTTGAAGAACGTAAAGAACAATTCATCATTGATTGTATAGAAGGTTTGGATACAATTACGTATATAGATGAAACACAAGATTACGAAGGTTTCTGTAAAAATAACAAACAAAATGATATTCGTCGTTCAATGAATACGTTTTTGATTCATCTATACAAGAAAAAACAATGTAATATTCAATGTATATTAAAAATGACAACTACTATATTTGATAAGATAGAAGTGAATAAAAACACAGCATCTCAAGTACATGTTATAGAAGAACTGACTGAAAATCTATATATTTTTATTTCAGAACTAATTTGTGAATTCAAGCAACATACAAGTTGGGATATTATATTGAATAATCTCACCGAATATACAAACATCAAAGTAAGTGATTATCCCGGATTAACCACACGAATTAAGTTCAAGTTTATGGATATGATGGATATTGTAAAGAAGAAATAAGATTTGAAATATAAGTTGACATTCATGGATCAACCTATATTTAGGTTACTGTAAAAATCATGTAAATGAATTAAAAATAATATTCTATAGTATACATAAGTATGGTAAAGTCAAAAATACATCCAACTAAAATAAATTATAATGAAAATAAACAATTAGACAAAGAAGACGTGAAACATTGTTCGTCAAGATATGAAACATCCAATTTTACAGTTCCTATTGAAATCGCATTAGGAAAGGAAAAACATACATATTCGGCACACAATATAATCTATTTCTCAGTTTACTTGATTATAGATAATATGATAAAAGACAGAATAGGTATTGTCGAAATAGATAGTAATCGGTTTATTGATAGTCTGGACGAAGATGGTGATTTTATTCTCGATAATGGAAATTTGATATTTTTTGTGGATGATGATTATATTATAGGAATGATGAAAGATGTTACGTTATCTGAAATAACAGATAGTGATGAAGATAGTAGTGATGAAGAAGACCTTGAGCCTATACAAATAAAAGATGACGTATTATTGGGTGATGTGGAAACCCTCGATAATTATGATACCGAAGACGTATTGGCAGTAGATATTCCAGAAGAAAAACGTTCCAATGTCACCGAAAAGACAGAGAAGGAATTAGAAAATGGATTATTCGAAATTATGGACCCTTTACCCTCAATCGAAACGTTAACAGAAGAAAATAAAGAAATGAGCGAACAAATAAAACGAGATTATAAACCTTCATCCAAACAACTATGGATTCAAAAATATATGAAAAACACAAATTATAATATAATAGATAATGAGGGAAGTGGTGATTGTTTTTTCGCTGTAATACGTGATGCGTATCAACATATCGGAAAGAAAACAACCGTCGAAAAATTACGTGCGCTATTATCAAGTGAAGCGAATGAAGAAATATTTAAACAATATAGGATGTTATATAATGGATTTAATAGTCAATATGAGGAGATGGAAGACGAAATGAAAAAATCAAAAAAATCAGCTCAAATATTAAAGTCAAGAAGTAAAAGTTCAATCACCAGAGAACAGAGCAAAGACCTACTTGATGAAGCCAACAAAGTAATCGACCAATATAAACAGAAATCAGAAGACAAAAAAGAGATTAAACAATTAATGGAAGAGTTTGAATATATGAAAGATATCAAAACGTTGGATGAATTCAAAGATTTCATAAAAACACGACATTATTGGGCGGATACATGGGCTGTATCCACGTTAGAACGTTTATTAAATGTAAAAGTCATTATAATGTCTGAATCAGCATACGCAGACGGCGATTTAGATTCAGTTTTATCATGCGGACAATTAAATGACGATGAGTTAGAGAAACAAGGCGGATTTAAACCAGATTATTATATAATCGCGGCATATACAGGTTCCCATTATACATTGATTGATTATAAAGAAAAGAGAATATTAAAGTTTTCTGAAATACCTTATGATATAAAGGCATTAATTATAAATAAATGTATGGAGCGAAATGCTGGCCCATATTATATGATACAAGATATGCGTAATTTTAAAACCAAAATTGGTTTAGATGCGAATGAAGGAAAACCAGTAGACGATGAAGATGATTATAACAATATGGATTTGTATGATAAAGACGTATTATTTATGTATTATAATAATTCAAGTTCAAAACCATACCCAGGTAAAGGTTCAGGTGAAAAAATCCAAGAAGTGAATATAATGGATTTCAACAAATTACATAAATTAAAGAATTGGCGTAAAAAATTAGACGATTCATGGATAGCACCATTTACATTAGACGGCCATCGATGGAACTCAGCAGAACATTATTATTTGGGTTCTCAATTTAAAAAGGGATTTCCTGATTTTTATTTAAAATTTTCATTAGATAGCGATACTGAAATATCAAAAGACCTTTCATTAGCACGTATAGCAGGTGGAAAGACGGGCAAAACGAAAGATAATGTCCTTCGTGAAAAGAAAATTGTGATAGACTCAGACTTTTATGAGGTGGGTGTAAATCCACGTCATAGAGAAGAAAGGTTCAATGCTATTGACGCAAAATTTAAACAGAATTTGGATTTACAACAGATATTAAAAGAAACAAAACGAGCAAAGTTAACCCATTTTATTAGGGGTAGAGAACCAGAAATAGATATATTATTAATGAAAATAAGAAGAGAAATATCTCAATAATCTAAAAAATTGAAAAATAATTTGTTATACTATTTATAACAACTTATTACGACTAATCGTATATTAATTTAAAATGTCTTCCGTTATCCAAGAACAATATTCTCAATCTTCAGTTGCCTCTCGTGCGATTGTGTATTTTACAACACAGTCTATCGAACCAGACAACACAGAAGTAGGGGATAATAGTTTCAACAATAAAAATACCAGTCTTCAATTAGTAAGCTTACCTATTGAATATAATGATACAGAATCGGTGATTGATTTGTTTGAAACATTACGTATTGGAAAGGTTTCCAACGTCCGCATTATTGAAAGAAAAAACTATAACCAACGCCTCCGTACTCATATTGTAACAAAGACCGCATTTATTGATTTGGAGTGTATGTATAATACACAAGCTGTTCGCGAATTACAATATTATTTAAATAATAACAATAGTATTACAGTTTCACCAAGCGTAACTGTGGTTACTGAATTCCCTATTCACTGGGAGAATGGTGATAATATGACACATTTATCTATCAGAACAGCAACCGAGGGTTCAGGAAAACCGAAAGAAGTACCCACAACTACTGCTGATGTTACAACTGAGCCAGAAAATATGGAATTAGCAGATGAAGATTGGAAGAGTGTATATATTCCAATATTGCCTTCAAATATGTATGTGAATAATCCAGTTGATAACTCCTATCATACATTTCAACCACGCAATTTGAAGTCTTTACTTGAAAATGAACTTAGACTGGGTAAAGTACAGCGTGTAGATTTTATTGACCGTGAACTTGAAGACGGACAAACAGTAAAATCAGCATTTATTCACTTTGATTATTGGTACAATAATAATAATGCAAAGTTCTTACGTGACAAACTAAATACATCAGGACAATTCAAGCAGAAGGGATTTTATGATGGTTCAAATACACATAGATTTATGGTAAGAAATGATAACGGAGACAAAGTACCCGGATACTTTGTATTTAAGATTAATCACAAGCCTATCCCAGAAGTAGAGGAAACTGAATTAAATATGTCTCAATTAGTTGCTGCTAATAAGGTATTAGAAGAGAAGATGGCAGAACGTGATGGATTGATTGAGAAGCTACAAGCAGAACTTGCTGAATTACGTGGAAATACTGAATAAATAACACAAAAATAATAAAAATAACACAAAAATATAAAAACTATAAAATAAAAAGGCTTCGGCTTTTTTATTGTATTGGTTGTGGTTGGTATGATTGAAAAATTGAATAAGCGTTATTAGTATGACTTCATATAAAAATATACACAAATATATGGGAATAAAAAATCTAAATAAATTTCTACATGAAAAATGCTGTAAAAATAGCATTTCAAAAATACACTTTCGTGAAATATCCGGAAAAACAATTGTAATTGATACAAGTATTTATTTATATCAATTCTTAGGGGAGGGCAGTTTAATGGAAAATATGTACTTATTCATTTCGATTATGAATTTATATAACATTACACCTATATTTATATTTGACGGTAAGCCACCACCTGAGAAGACGGATTTATTAAGACAACGATATATGGAAAAGAAAAACGCACAACGAAAATACAACGATTTACATTTATTATTAGCGAACATGACTTCTGAAGAGAGACGACTTGCCGAACTTGAAATGAATAATCTAAAACGACAATTTGTTAGAATATATGATGAAGACATCAAGAAAGTGAAAGAATTAATGGATGCATATAACGTGACCTATTTTGATTCTCCAAACGAAGCAGATGATTTATGTGTTTATATGGTAAAATCAGGAAAAGCATGGGGATGCATGAGTGATGATATGGATATGTTTGTGTATGGTTGTCCTTATATTATTCGTAATCTTAGTTTGATGAAACATACTATCACGCTATACAAAACAAATGAAATTTTACAAGATTTAAACTTATCTGAAAAAGAATTTTGTGAGTTATTAACAATTTCAGGAACAGATTATAATATCCATTCAACTACATCACTTTCGGAAACAATGAAATGGTTTTATGAATATAAGAAATACAAAGAAAAATGCGATACCGATAATATAAAACATTATGAATTTTATATTTGGTTAATGAAAAACACGAAATACATAAAAGATTATCGTGAATTGATAAATATATTTCAAATGTTTAATGGAAAGAACTACGAACAATATAAGCATATGGATTTTAATATTATATCAAATGAAATAAAACCGAATACATCCAAATTACATAAAATAATGGAAACGGAAGGATTTGTATTTGCGTAAGTATGCTATACATTTCATATTTTTTTATAAGATAGATGACATATAGAGACCTTTATAGTCTTCAAGTCCAGTATGCGTTAATGAAATAGTAACATCAAAATAAATATTACCCCCCATATTTCTCCATCGGTTACAGAAAACCCAATCTTCAGAACAATATGTACTATTTTCAACCGAACAATCAAATAATGCATACGCATATTTATTTTCATCTGAAGTTAAGAAATTAACATCATCTGTATATTTGGTAGAAGGAAATGCTTTAATCATAGATTCAATTACATTACGTTTTATTAACATAAATCCTGTAGCTATATGTTTTACCTTGATTGTGTTATTTTTTACATGGATCTGTTTATCCAAATAATTAAGGTTATAATCTACCAAATTATGCATGATATAATTATCATCAGAAATTGCATTTGTTAATTCCGATTTGTTTTTACGTTGTTGAATCTTTGAAATACTATTATATTCACCAGTAATAGAGTCTTTTTGTAATATTTTATCCCATTTGTATTTTTTGATAGGATATACTCCACCTATCACATTTTTGTCATGACATAACAATTTAAGAATTTCTTCAGCACCCCATTGTATATCATTGTCAATAAACATGAAATGAGTAATGTCTGGGTCACTCATTGCCCGAGCAATAAGGTTGTTCCGTGCTCGTGTAACCAAACTATCATTTCTACAGAATTCAATAATATGTTCTATTTTTAGACTATTGAGAGTATTCACTGTTTTCAATAATGAAGACACGTAACCAGTATGACAAATGTCACCAAAACATGGGGTTAATATACATAGTTTTATTTTATTTTTATTAGCGTAATCTTGTAATTTTTCATTTAATGATGGATTTATCATAATATAGTATAATAAGTTCTACGTTTAAGTATTTTACTTTTCAAACACAAATAAAATTTTTATGTGTGTTTGAAATTTTGTATTGTTTCTACTTTCCTGATTTTGTATTGTTTCTACTTTCCTGATTTTGTATTGTTTCTACTTTCCTGATTTTGTATTGTTTCTATTTTTCTTGATTTGTATTGTTTCTATTTTTCTTGATTTTGTATAATTATGCGGAAGTTGCGTCACCAGCCTTTTGGAAATGGTGCTTCATGTACTTTTGAAGATTGAAATATCCAAGCATTTCCTTCTTGTCATCACCCTTATAGTGGTAGTTAAGAAGTTTGGCGAGCTTGGCGTCGGCTCTGAAATAACGTCCATTGTCTTTTTGTTTAAGATTATGTTTCTCAACATAATTATGAATTTCCTTACTTACTGCGGTTCTTGCCATCTCAGTACCATGAGCTACTCCAAGGAAGTTAGCCATCTCGTCACTGATGCGGGTGGGTTTGGTAAATCCAGAAGGTTTACGTTCACTGTTGCTCTTGCGCTTTTTGCTGGATGCTTTGACGGCAGCCTTCATTACACGAGATACGTCTTTACCAAGAGTCTTGAAGTCAGTCTTAATGGTAGCAAGATTGCTGGTGAGTTGTTGGAGTTTAGCAGAAAACTCGGCAAGGCGTTGATTAATAAAAGCAGCAGGATCAGATGGCTCTGACTCAGTTGCCTCAACAACTGGCTCGGGTGCTGGTGCTGGTGCGGCTTCAACCTTAGGGGCAGCCTTGGAACGAGACTTGGTCTCAGTAGTAGTTTTATCGGAAGTCTTAGATGCTCTAACCATTGTGATTATACATAATAATAGGATGTCTTTTTAAGTGATTTACAGTATAATATTATTTATTATAAATATTATATTATTAATAGACGATAATCCCTTATAACTTGGTTTATTTTGTGTAAATTATGTAAAATCTGTAAATTTTAGTTCTGTATAGATTCATATAACCATGGAAGACACATACGTGCGCCAGATGATACACTTGTTAAAGCAGACAAAGCGTGTAATGTACCAATTTTACGATAATCTTCGTTTATTCCACTATATACCATATTCTCAATCACAATTAAACATGCGGATTTAATTTGTTGTAATTGTATTTCATTGTGAAGTAATGGGCGTGTAAATATTCCATCAAATGGGGAATAAAACGGACATATATTATTTTGAACTTCTCTTGATAACTCTCCTCTGTAATACCATATTTCATATAATTTACGATAAAGTCGTATATAATCACGAAGTTCTAAACTATTAAACCATTCGCTATTTGTATAATTTCCTAATAAATCTATTTCCATAAATAATTCGTTAATCCTGTTGTCAATCGTATTATTACGGATATTCACTATATTCGTATAACGGATTAAATCTTCTTCGCGAGTAATAGGTCTGGTAATAGGATTATACTCTACCCGACTGGTTTGTCTTCTATTCCGATTATTAATTATATTTGTCTTATTTTGTGTATACGGTATATTCATTTTTGAAAAACCTTCACATAATATGAAACATAAATTGTATAAGGTTATCATTTCATTCATATGTGATGTACTCCAAGGTTCTCGTGTATATGGGTTCATTTTGTTGTTTCGTTTAAACATTTCTATTAAAGAAGTAAGATCGAACCCATATGTAAATTCTTTTTTGTCAGTAAAGCTATAAAAATAATCATTTTGTATCTCTTTTATTGGTTCCATCGTACAAAAATCGGCATCGTTTATACACATCTCTTTATTATATAATGCTTTCCCGCGTAATCTAATCATGTAACGACATATCCAGCTTCTAAAACATGTTTGAATTTGTATACATGCTTTCGTTTGTAAAAAAAAGTTGGTTATTCTATCTATAATTTCCTGTTTCTTACCACTTGAACGTATTTTGTATGTTTTTGCTGCTTCTTTTAGTTTTGGAATAATGTAATCACTCAGATTTATATTTCCATTAATAAAATTATCATATGTAATTGGTATCAATATTTTGTTGGATTTGCGTTCATTCGTTTTTTGTGATTCTGATTTCATAATAGTATTATATATATCATGTTTTTGTAATGTGTTTTTTAATTGTGGTTTTGAAATGATGTTATGTAATAGTGATGATGAGTAGGAGGATGACATGATTATATATTAATAAGATAAATTATATATTAATTAGTGGTTATTTATTATATCATTTTTGTGTAAATACATTAAGAGAACGCGAAACAATTATATTAGCTTACTTATTATGCTAATATATTTATAAAATTGAATTAAAGACACATCATACTATTATGTATAAATAGTTAATCTATATTATCTAAAATCATAATGTCAAAGTCACCAATTGTAGTAAAGTATAACGAGTGGAATACCGCAGGTATTCGTTATATGGCTCCCCGTATCAGTGATCGTGGCGCAAAGTCAGTCGCACTTATTAGTACACAAAGTAATCGTGGGTTGTGTATTTCAACACCTCTTCTAATGACTTGGGGTATATCCGATTATGTCGATGAAAAAGGTGAATCTGATAACAAGTTCAATATGTCTCTTGTATTTCCCAATGCCGATTATGAAACTCAACCTACTACTGATTTCCTTGATAAGTTGAAGTTGTTTGAAGAACAAATCTTGAATGATGCAGTCAGTAATAGTGAAGTTTGGTGGGGTAAAAAGAAGTCTCGTGAAGTAATTGAAGATAATTTCTTCCCATTCCTTAAATATCCAAAAGATAAGCTATCTGGTGAAATTGATACGTCAAGAGCACCCAGTATGCGTGCCAAGGTTCCAAATTATGATGGTCGTTGGAATATTGAGATTTATGATACTGAGAATAAATTGATATTCCCTTGTGACAACGAGAATTTGACACCAATGGACTTTGTTCCCAAAAAGAGTAATGTAGCATGTGTTCTTCAATGTGGTGGATTGTGGTTTGGTGGAAAGGGATGGGGAGTAACCTGGAGACTAAATCAATGTGTAGTAAAGCCACATATTCAAGATACTATATTTGGTAAGTGTCACATTGAACTTTCTACTGATGAGAGAGATACTATCAACAAGCAACCCATTGCTGAGAATGTAAATGATAGTGAAGACGAAGAAGGACCATCTATTCCTGCTACTACTTCTACTACTGAAGTGGAAGATAGTGATGAAGAAAAAGAGCCAGAACCTGAACCAGAGCCAGAACCAGAACCAGAACCAGAACCTGTTAAGAAAAAGGTTGTAAAGAAAGTTACAAAGAAGAAGACAACCGCATAAAAGAAAAGAACCGAGATAAAA